TGCAGGATTTCCAATCGTGTCTGCCTGACATTGAGAATCTCCGCCCGCGACGGCGTTGAGTCCCCCGCTACCGATACCTCCTGACACTGATATGAGAACCCCCTCCTGGATATAGGAGGGGGTTCTCTTCCCTGTATGGAGGCTGCGATGGATGAACTACTTCGTGGTCTTTCTCCCCCGTTTGGTACGCTTCCCCAGATGCGGCTCCTCCTGCAAGTCTGGGGGGAGTGTCTGCCGGAGGAGACTCGCCCAACTGTCGGTTGTGGGGGTATGGATAGTCAGATCCGTGACATCGACACGCGGGTAACGCGGACGCTCAGTCAAGTACAAAGGCCAACGACTAGTCCAGCCGATCTTCGGGTTGTGGAAGAGGAGGCCCTGCGTAGCTTGTGAAGCAGCGCGCATCTTGGAGACGCTGTACTTGCTCCCCGGCACCCAGGTTCCATTCATAATCCACCCCGCTGTCTCCGCATAGCGGTGGTGGTGGCCCACGATCACGGAATCGTAGACGAGGCCCGTGAGGTCGATCCACTCCGCCCGGGCACGGTCAAGACCGTAGTAGGGTATGCGGTTCCATGCCTTGACATCCTGACCGTGGCTAACCAAGTAGTTCCACGGCTCCGAGCGGTCTACGGAGGGCTCGCTGAAGGCTACGAACGGGGATTGGCTGAGATGCAGAGTCACATTCTTCTGCCCGCGGAGGAGCAGCTGCACGATGATGTACACCAAGCGGTCGATACTCAGCGTCGTCGTCTGCGTACGTCCGTGGTTGCCCTCGACGGCGATGATCTCGACTTTCTCGAACGTCTTGGCACAGTGGAGAACCATGTCCGCGAGGATGTACGCCGTGAGGATAATCTGGTCCATCAACTTCGCATCGATTTCAGCGAGTTGTTTGGGGTAGATGTCCTCCCCCGTCACCATATCTCCGAGCCAGAGCATAAGGCAACGAGAGACGTGGACTCCACTGCGAACTACAGCGAGGCAGTCGCTGAGGTTCGTTTTCCACCTCCGCACCTCATCGAGGAGGATTGATTGATTGAACTGCGTTAGCCCCGCCGTCTCCTCCGGGGTGTGGAAGGCTCCGGTGTGCATGTCGGAGACAATGGGGACCGCCAACTCCGGGAGGCGGTCCTTCGACGCCGGAGTTGGGCGTACCTGGGGGATCTCCACCGGCTGGAAGCTGGTCAGACAGTCTTCCACGGTCCGGCGGAAGATTTCCTCCCACGCGGCTGTCCGTTTGCTACGTTGGTGGGCACGTTCGAGCTGCACCCGCAATTCTCGAATCGCCTCCGCGGGGGCGGTGGGGATGTCCTCCGCTACTACGAGATTCTGTGATTTCTCCAGTCCTTCCCGAAGTAGTCTCGTAGCACGGAGGCGGAGAGCATTCGCGGACTGGCACCCGAGAACTCGCCAGTGGGTCCGCGCCCATTCATTCATGGTACAGCCTGCGACATCGGGGCCGCCTTTTTCCAGTGCTCGCCGGATGATCTCGTTGAGCACGGGATCTGGTTGGGATGTCACTAACCTCACTCCTTTCGTGCGAGGACCAGCCAGTCCGAGCAGAGGTGTGCTTCGTCGAGGCAATCGTGCTCCAGGGACATGGATAGGCTCTCGCGTGGGGTACGACATTGTGTGCCCAGCGTGATACTCCCGCTGAACCACGGTTTCAGCAGCTCCCGCACGGACTCAGGAGTGGGGAAGTGGGGAGGAGTGCGGGAAATACTCGCAAACAACAACCCCTCGGGTTTGAGGACGCGACTGAACTCCTGGACGAGAGATTCTGGGTCGCAGCCGTCTAAACCCCCGAGGGAAACCACAGCGTCGAAGTAAGCGAAGGGGTAGGGAAGCGCGTGCAGGTCCCCTACCTGAAAGTGAATAGGAATCTCTCCATGACTGAAGGTATCTTGGGCGGTGATAATCACATCCTCTTCTGTATCTATACCATAGACCTGTGGCCACTGCTCGGGGTAAGCGCGGTCGAGGATAGCAGACCCCTCCCCGATACCGCAGGGGGCGTCGAGTACCACTATGTCCGAGCCCAAGCAGAGGTGGATGAGGTCCGCGGCTAGCCAGTAGCGCGCGAGGCACACCCGCAACGCCGCGGGTAAGTGGGGGAGTTCCTCTCGTCGGTGGTAGGTGGGTTGGGTCATATCTCCAACCTCGCTGATGGATGATAGAGTTGTCCGCGGTTTCGGAGGTACTCGCGGTAGAAGTCGTGACTATCGGGGAACTTGGAGAAGAAGCGCCGCTGGTTGCGCTGGTACAGCCGCACGGGATTTTCTCCCACCCAGCCATTGTTGAGCACATGCGACCACGCTGTCCAGTGGAAGACGAAGCTATCAAGGCAAGTACGGGTAAGCCACCCGCCTTTGTGAGCACGCATTACCTCGTCCCAATCTTCCCATCCTCCACCCTCGTAGCCTTCGTCGTAGAGTCCGATGTCCTCCAAACAAACGCGGCGTTTCAATACCGGGGGGTGGCGGACTACCCCCCGCTTCCCACCGAATGCGGCGCGGCAGATAGCGCATACTTTATTGACTCGGCGGCGCATTTCATCGTAGTGCATAGTCTCGTAGTCGATTACCGCCGTGGGGACTTCGCAGGGTTCCCAGTGATCGGACATGACCGTGCCGGGGGAGAGAAGTCCCACTTGGGGGTGGGTTGCCAAGTATCGCCGGAGGGGCTCAAACCAGACTTTGGGGAAGATGTTGTCCACGTCGAACTCCAGCGCTATATCCCAAGGATACTCGTCCCATTCCAGCAATCGGCGATACCCCACATTTCGTCCTCGGCTGAAGGATGTGCACTCAATACGCACGACGCGCACCTGCGGGTTGGGATACACTTTCTCCTGTAGCCACTCGTGGAATGTGAGGTGTGTGCTCCCGTTGTCAACGACGACAACGCGAAGTAAGGTTGAGGGGATGTCACTCTCGAACAGGCTCCGCACAGCGACGGCGGCTGCCTGCGTAGTGAGTCGACCGACATCGCCTTCCGGTGCATGGATGAGTATCTGCGCTCCGACACGGGGCTCGTAGGAGTCAATCATGCAATGTACCCCAGGTCACGTAGTTTCTCTGCTACGAGGTCGTCCTCCGAGGGTGGCTGTCCGAGATACGCGGTGATGTAGGCACCCAACCACGCGGTGCAGACACTGGTGAGGTCAACCGCGGGGGAAATGCCCGGGCCTACGATAATCAGGGGCACAGAGCGAACAGCGGGGATCTGCCAGAGGAGATCCCAGCGAGGCACGCCCTCCTGAATGTTGGGGCCGTGGGCGTTGACGTGCTCGATCATCCCCTTCTCCCCGAAGGCTTGTCCGTGGTCGGAGGTAACGACGATGATAGTATTCTCGTCGGCGAGGGTGAGTGCCTGCTCCAGCAAAGGCGGCACCGTAACTTGCGCATGATGCGTGTATCGCTGGTGGAGATATGTATATTCCTCGGGGGTCATGTCATCTTGTGTCCAACCCCCTGCCACTCGTTCCGTAGGCGGCTCAATATCTGGTAGCGGCGTCGTGTAGGGAGCGTGTGGCTCGAAGAAGTGCAGGTAACAGAACCACGGTTCCCGGGGGTCTACTTGCTTCTTCCAGGTACGAGCGTGCTCTAATACCTGAGCCCCCTCCTCGGGACAGAATATCCCCGTGAGCTTAGGGGTGTGAACGTAGTCGAAGCCGCGGTGGAGCATCTCGAACTTCGAGAGCAGGAAGTTCCCGGTGATGAATGCGGTTTCGTGGGATACACGCAGAACCTCCGCTAAGGAGAGTGCCTGCGGCGCCATCTTCCACTTACCCTGGTGATAGACGAGGAGATCCTTGCCCCCGAAGAGCATCCCCGCTACGGAGAAGCAGGTCGCGGTCCCGGCGGAGAGTGCATGGGGGAAAGTACACCCCTGTTTCGCCAGTTGCTGGAGAGCGGGTATCCTCACATCTCCCCGCAGAGCATCGAAGACGATAATGAGTACATTGGGTTTGGGTGTCATTGTCCTAACGCCCTCTCATAGTATTCTACCAGACGAGCAGCCACGTTTTCCCAGGAAAATCGTCGGGCGAGCATCTTCGCCATAGGTGGGGGAGTTGTATCTCCCTGTCGACGGCGGGAGGCTTCCAGTGCCTCGCGGATCTTGGGGACGAACTCCTCCAAATGCTGAACATAGTAGGGGTAGCTGCCTAAGTAGTCGCGGATGTCCGGTAAGTCCGTCGTGACAACCTCACATCCACAGACGGCGGCTTCGAGGTTGACTAGCCCGGGGTTGTCATACTGTGTAGGGAGAACATGTACCCACGCGTTGTGGAGAAGCCAACGCACATCCTCGTGAGAACGCTCTCCGGCCAAGACTACATTGGGGAAATGGAGATACTGCTTCTTCTCCGTGGGTGAGCATCGTCCGACGAATACCAACCCATATTCTCCGAGGATGTCTGGATCCTTACGCTGGATCGTCTCCAACAGTGCCAGCTGGCGCTTGCGAGGTTCCAGGCGCCCAACGCAAATGATGGGAATAGGGGTGGCGATGTCGTTGATCGACCCCTCTGTTTCCTGGAGCCATTCGTGGTCTATTCCCACGGGAAGCCATACGCACTTGCTGGCAATTTCCTCGCCAGGACATCCCAGAACGCGTTGTAAGTGGGTTGCTGTCTGCTGGGAGTTCCCGAGGATCAACCGCGATTGGCGCACTACATCCAGTGCCCATGCCGGATAATGGATTCCCGGGTTGACAATGGGGGAGATGACGAGGGGAATCCGCCGGTGGCGGGCTTCTCGCGCCGCGAGCTCCGTCGTCGGAAGATGGAGGTTGTAGGTGTGAATGAGATCAACGCAGGGTAGTCGGGTGATTGCCGCTCCTGTGTGAGCGTGTACGACCTCGACTCCCAACGCCGCGAGTTCCCGCGCTAGGTATCGTCGTTGTATCTCATCTCCCCCCAGCGGCTCCGGGGGGCGGTTGACGGTTGCGATACGCATCCTAGACAGCATCCTCGTATAGATCAGCAACGGCATCCCAGGTTTGTTGCGTTGCCCACTGGAAGCGCTGTTGGATAGCCTCCTCAGTCGAGGGTGTTGTGTATGACTGTGTATGGAGTATTTCCTCCAGCAACTGTGGCCCCTCGATAATCGTGGGCGGGTGGGGCATCAGCTCCAGATAGTCGCGTTTGACCTCATTCCCCGGGGGGATGATGCTGAAAACAGGGCGTTGGTAGGCATAGCCAGTGAGGATGCTCAAGTATCCGGCCGCGAGGACGATGGTGGATTCACCTACTACATCCCTCACGAGGCCTTGGGGGACAAATCCCCACATCTTCACGTTGGGGTAGGTGCGGATGCTCTCCGCGTGGGGGCCATCGCCGAGGACATCGACTTTCCATCCAGCGGAGACCGCGTGGTGGATAAGCAACACAGCCCCCGTATCCGGCGCCAATCTCCCCACCCATACAGCGCGACCGGGTATAGGTGTGGGAATCCTCTCGGGGATTTCTACCCCACCCCAGATGACGTGGTCGATCTTTCCCCCATACCAACGGGGAATGAACTCCCCGACGGCGATGGTCTCATCTGCCGCGTGGGAAATCTGTTGCCGCTCGGCAACGACCGCTGGGTCGGGGGGACTCTTCCCCTCCCATCCGTGGAATACTACCAGGGTCCGCGGGGCGTCATGCTGCTTCCAATCCCAGGCGGAGTAGTCGTGGGTCACCTCCAGATCGCCGGGAGTATGGGGGTGTTGGTGGGGGTAGTACCACTCGACGGTGTGCCCGCGGTCGCGGAGAACCCGCGTGACCTGGAAGATATGCTCCTGCACTCCCCCGTGGGGGATGCTATCCTGGGGTAGAGGGAAATGGTGCGACCGCATGATGATACGCATTACCAGATCTCCTTCCAGCGCTCGACGTGGGGGCGCAAGCGAGACTCCCAGGAGAACTTTGCCCGAGCTAGTTTCAGTGCGGATTGGGTGAGTCGTTGGCGGCGTGGGGGATCGTCAAGTAGCGACTGAAGTCGGTCCTGTAACTCCTGCACGGTATCGAAGAAGACCGCCGTCTCCTCGTCGAACTCCGCGCAGGCGGTCGGCTCTCGTTGAACGAGAAGGCAGCCCCCTCCCGAGGCGGCGATTTCGTAGGGGCGGATCTTCTGGCTTACGACTCCATCCGGTTGATCAGAGAAAGAAATGCACACATCCGCCAGCGAGTAATAGAGAGGGATTTCCCAAGCTGGTAAGCGTTTGTTATCCCACGCCGGACTATTCCCCGGCCCTAAGCATTGAATGGGAACTCCCCGACGCTGGAGTACCTCCACCATTTGCCGTCTTTGGTGATAAGCGGTGCCAATGAACAATCCTCGATATTCTGGGGGACCTACGGGCATAGGGCGGAAAACGCGCAGATCCACCCCGAAGCGTAGATAGTGCACGCGCAGATCGGAATTACCTGCCCAACATCGATAGCGTTCTGGCATCGTATCCGCGGGGCAGGACGTGAGTATCTCTCGGCACCCTATAGGTAGATGAAGACGCTTATGGTCCAGTGCCCACGGGTCGTCGACTTGGATGGAGACGATGTAAGTGCCAGGGAAATCGAATGCCTGCTCCTCCAAGTGGTCGTTGGGACCGACCGTAATTATGAAGCGCGTTGGTAACTGTCGCAATAGACGCCGAAGCAACCGCGACCGCCATTCCTGATGTTGCCCATCATCGCGTGGAAGCACAATTGGGTACACGGGCACCCCGCAATCGCGGAGGCCCCAGTAGATGCCGGTGTGGAGATTCCCCGGCTCCATACTCTCTAGGACTAACGCTACGATTGAAGTTTTCGACATAGGACTCGAATGACTCCTGGGGTAATATGAGTATGAACAACCCACCATCCGGCGATGAGCAACTCCGCCCGCAACAGAACTTCCGAGAAACTACGGACGTGCCCAGCTGGGTGGAAGACGTGCTCACACCCAGGACATTGTACCAGAGCGTGACCCAGGTTCTCATTGAGGCGGGTGCTCAATATGAGAGTACCCGAGGGTGGTGTATGCGCCCACGCTGTCTTTAGCAACGCCTGCCCCTGTTGGGGCGAGAGGTGCTCGATGATCTGCATAGCAAGTACGAGGTCGAACTTCTCGTCCAACCGAACTGTGCAGGCGTTGGCAGTGTGGAGCTCGGGGGTGACTACAGGGATAAAGGACGCCTCGTTGATTTGCTGCTGGAGTTTTTCCTTCGCCTGTGGAGCTAAGTCGACACCCACCAATCGACGGATAATGCTGGGATCGGTAGCTTGGGCTGTCTGCATCAAGTCCAACAAGATATGCCCATAACCGAATCCCAGATCGAGAATGCTGTGCGGTTGAGGCTCTACACGGTTGAACAACTCCCGGAACTCCTGGATCTCATTGGGGCACCACTGATGCCACGCCGCCGCACAATGGCGGAGATAGAAGTTGAAGGGGGTTCCAACCTCGGCGGACACATGCCAGCTACCACCCTCGGTCTCGATGGCTCGGCGTAGGCCTCCGAGGTCTCCCGTCTCCGCGAGCCTTGCCAGCCGCTGATTCTTCTGGGCGATCGTCTCCCAGTATTCGTGTGTGAGTGTCATCGCAGTGCTCCTTCAGGAATTGGGGGAAGAATCCCATCTTCGTTGCGGAGGAAACCTTGCCACCGTTCGAGGAACAGTGCTCGATTCCTCCCCGCGCCCGCATTGGTAGTGATATGATGCTGTCGGGTGGGATCTTCGTGGAACGCGGGTGGGTGGTCGTGGAAGATGATCGAGTGGGGAGTGTAGGCGACACGGTACTGATTTGCCCATACACGAAGCCCCCAATCCGCGTCGTCGAAGTAGATCGGGGGGTAATCCTCCGACAAACCACCAAGCTCCTCGAATAAATCGCGGCGGTACATACCGAACCCCGTGTACCAAGCATCGTACTCCTCCAGCACCGCGGGGTAGTCGGAGGGTCTACCTTCGTAGTAACTCTTCGTCACCCAACCGTGCTGCGGTTCCTCCACGAAGCAGGCCCCCGCACTTTGGACGTAGCCATACTTCTCCGGCCAGCTTGGGCCATAGAGGACCATCGGTCCCACGTGTCCGATCTCGCGGTCGCGGATGAAGCGCTGGAGACACCCCACCAACCACCCCGGGGTCACGGTGTTGTCGTTGTTGAGGGGGAAAGCGAACTCTGTATGCTTGTCTGAGAACGCCAGTCGTAGCACGCGATTCACAGACTCCGCGTAGCCTCGGGTTGGCGGTCCCTCGGCACTCGGGGGATCGAAGACGAGTTGGGCGACGTGGCGGTACTCGCGGTAGATCGCCTCCCGCACATCATCGGTGGAACCGACGTCGTTGATGATTAGATCGAACTCCGCTCCCGCATCTACATCCAAGATACTGCGTACGCAGCGTTGGAGCATCTCCAGGCGATTCCAGTTGAGTACACATACAGCGATTCTCGCAGCCATTGATTCTCTCCTTCAGCGGACGCGCTGAACATCCGCGCCCGCGTCGTCGGGTGCTACCTGAAAGATGGCATCGGCAGCCGACGCCGATACGTCTTCGTCCCCCGTCACGACGATAATCTGATACCCGAGCTCGTCGACGAGAGTGCGGAGGAAGTCGGCGATAGTTTCCAGTGCCCCGTGGCCGTGGATGTTCCGAAACGGCTCATCGAGGATGACAACCCGTGGCAGCCCCAACCGCGCGATGAAGATTAGCCGGAACAGCATCGATTCCAGGTCGGCGACTCCGCCGCCGAAGCTATCGATCCCCTCGACCTCCAACCCCTTATCCGTGATCGTGACCAACCGTGCTATTACCTTACCGGCACTGGTGCCGAAGCGCAGGTGGAACCGCGCTTGCCCGCCGAGGAGTTGTTGGAGCGCCTCCGACATCAACGGCTCCACCAGGCGTTGGAGTTGGGTGCGCGCTGCCGAGGTAGCCTGGTGTAGTAGCGCCGCAGCCTCCTTCGCTAAGTGAGCGCGTCCCTTTGCGGCGTCCCGCCGCGAGAGTAGATCCCGCAGTTGTGATTGCAGGAGATCCCGCTTCCCCTGAGCGGATGTGACGCGGGTCCGCAACTCAACCAGGGCTCGCTCCTCGTCAGATTGTTGCGGAAGCATTGGGCACCTTTCCCAGCGCAGCGTAGAACTCCGCTCGCGCTTGGGTGATTTGAGCCTCGATTTCCTGTCGCTTCTGCACGAGTTCGGCCAGGGAGCACCCGAGTGTTTGCTGACACTCTTGCTCCAGGCGCTGATACTCCTCCTGTAAACTCGCGTGAGTAGCTGTCAGACGTGCCTGGGTCTCGCGTGCCTCCGCCAGTTGTCGGCGGGCTTCCTGGAATTGTGCAGCGGTAATATTACTCACGACCTGCCTCCTGAAGACATTTTCTCGTTAGTTGTAGCGCGTAATCCACTACCTCCTGGCGAGCATCTACCATCTTCGCCGCCACGCGTAGGAGTTCCTCCACCCCCTGATAACTGGGGGCGGTAGTGCTCAAGGTGGAGAGTTCGGTCACGAACTGCTGTAACCGTTGCTTCTCCAACGCCGTCGTGTCGGGATCGGCTTGCCAAATGTCTGTCCGAAACGCCGGCCGCATGAACTGCGGCTGGTCGAGATGGTCGGTATCGATAACTACGAACCGGGGTTCCCGCTCCATATCGCTGGGGCTTCGAGACATACGCAGTAGTGCCCCCGGGTTGAGGATCGTCGCCGGTTGCCCATTCTCCATTTGTCCCCGCCAGTAGAACCCTGGATGGTAATCCCCCAGGAGAAGCAGGGGAACCGCCGCGGGCACGTCCGCGAGCGCGATATGGTGGTAGATGGCGGATTTGGGCGTCACCATCACATGTGCTATCACGATGTCGGCCTTCCCCGCTAGCGATTTCAGAGCCTCGGGGAGTTTGTCGGGGCCGTCGGAGCGGACATGCAGCCCCGCGATACGGACCCCAAAATCATCAAGTACCTCCCCCGCCCAACCGTCGGGGAGAATGTGAAAGTGCTTCGGCATCGTGGTCTCCAACAAACGGGCGGCGATGGTCTCGTGCTGCTCTACGTTGTAGCCGAAGACATCATGCTGTCCGAGGCAAACGTACCAGGGGATCTCGCTGTAGTGAATCAACTTCGCGAGCATCGCCAGCACCCGGTATCCTGGTAGTGGATGGTCGGTGATGTCTCCCCCACAGAGCACGGCGTCGACGCCATTTTGCATCCCCCAGGAGAGAATGCTCCAGAGTTTCTGGTCTACTGTCTCCAGGAAGTCGGGATCACTGCGGCCGGCGGGGGCTCGGAGGCGGGCGTGTATATCCGTGATGTAGATGAACTTCGCCATCACAATGCCTCCGGCGAGACAGGCTGTCCGCAGGTAGGACAAGTCCGCACTTGGGCTAGGAGGGCGCGCGCTTGCTCTGCACGTGCTTGTATATTAGCGATCTCGCGGGAGGTCGCCGCCTGCCGTTGTTGGATGGTCTGTGCTCGCTGTTGGTAGATGAGAATCTGCTGCAAACGCTGTGTAGCCTGTTCCCACTGTTGCAGGCTTCGCTCGGCGGCAGCGGCGTCGATGTTCCCCGCACGCTGCCTATCCACATCGTAGGCTTGCTGACGTTGCTGATAGAGGACCAGGCGCGTCAGCAGCCGGTCCATCTCCGTTGCCTGCGCGGTCAGAGTCTTCAGCTTCGCAAGGTGTGTCTCCAGCGTAGGTAGTATCTCCTCCGTGGCGTCTAGCCACGCGAGGTCCTTCAGGCGGTCTCTGCACTTGGCGATCTCATTGGAGAGATAGCGGATTTCCGTATCGGCTTTTCTCGCGTCGGATTGAGCAACGCGGCTAGCCTCCTCCAGAATATCCGTGTCCACTAACCGCGAAAGTTGCCGGTGAACACTTACGGGACTCTCCGTAATGAGGAACAGGGGATCATGCTGGCGGAGGATATTCAGGAAATACGGCTCCCGATCCAACACCACAGAGCGGAAGCCGGTGACCTTCCTGACTAACTCCGGTACTTCCCGCCCCACTTTGTCGAATACGTGTTTCTTACCGTTGGGCTCCGTGACCTCGTAGACGTTTTCATACTCCGCCCGCCGCCTGGTAATCGTCCATCCGTTGTCGAAGACTACCGTGACCTGGATTTCCTCCTGTCCTCGGCGTCGGAGGACAAGCCATCCATCACCCCCATCCAGACACCAGCGGAGAGCACGTACGATAGCGGACTTGCCCACGTTGGTGGGGCCGACCAGATACGTAAGCCCCGGCGCTGGCTCCAGCGTCGTGTGGGCGTGTGCCTGCACATTCGTGAGCTCGATACGGGTGATCTTAGGCATATTTTCTCACACGATGTTTCCACGGGGTGGGTGCACGCGGTTGGAGTAACCGAAAGGCTTCATGGGCGCTGGCTACCGCGTGCTCGTGCCCGCCTAGTCGGTAGTATTCGTCGAAGTCCGACCCGTGGGATACCGTCACCCACACCGCCTTCATCCCCATTCTACGCAGAGGGTGGAGGACTTGACGCTCAACAACCCCGGGGTCGGCTTTGTCGCGGTGGGCGATGTAACAGACCCGCTGGGTATATCGCGCCAACAGTGCAGCCTGGTCAATCGCGAGTGAACTCCCCATGAACGCCACCGCGGGGAACCCACATCGTTCCAGTGCAAGTACGTCGAAGTAACTCTCGACGAGGAAGGCGAAGTTCATCTCCTCGATGCGCGTTGCTAGGTGACCCAACCCCCACAGTACATGACGCTTGTTGAAGGGGAAGTGCCAGAACTTCGGTTCCTGGGCGGGGAAAAGTGCCCGTCCGCTGACACTCACTAGGTTGTAGTGAGCGTCCCGGATGGGAATCAGAAGTCGTTGGTTGAGGGCAGCACAGTGCTCACCTGCCCACTCGGGGGGAAGCATTCCCAACCCCCAGCGGGAAATCTGGTCGGAGGTGATTCCCCGCGTGTGGAAGAAAGCGAGGAGTCGCTGCCCATCCTCGTGTGCCTCGGGCAAGGTAAGGATGACTTCCCGATACGTGATTCCACGCTGGACTATATCCTGGAGAAACTCCGGCGGCGTACTCATGTCACTACCTGATCTTCCTCGGCGGCTACGGCTTGCATTTCCCCACTGGGGTTCGCGCGGGCAATTGCCAACGTCGCCTCTCGTAGCCAATCTAAGAACGTCGGGTTGTCGCAGGCCGCGCGGAGTGCATCTCGCCCGTGGAAACGCTGGCCGTCGGGGAGGAAGTAATGTGCACCTTTCTGCTGAATCAGCTGGTATGCGAGCGCGTAATCCAACAAAGTCGCGGGCTCGTCCATTACCCGCCCATCGAAGTAGAAGCGAATCTCCGGGCAATCCTTCCCCGTTCGCCGGAGTGGGGGTGAGACTCGGGATTTCACAAGCAGAGCCTCCGCCTGCGTACCCACGAGTTCGTCGCCCTCGAAGAGTGCCCCCGTGCGTTGGAAGAACAACCGCAGAGAGCACGCGTGGCGCCAGGCTCGCCCACCGGGGGTGCGGATTGTACCCCTCGCCGCCTTTGTCATCGCGCTCATGCGCGCCTCCATCGGCGACGCGGGTGTGATGCTAACCCGCACTTGATTCGTCACGATGAATGCCACTTGGTTGTTGTAGGCTTCCAACGCCAATGCAGGAGCGAAGAAAGTAAGAGTATTGGCGAGGTCTGCTATTCGGCCTTGACTGTCGGCGTCTCTTCCCCCATAGGCGTCCATTTGACTCTGAGTTCGCAGGAAGGGTAGCGAATCCAACACCACGACCCCGTATTCTCCCGACTTCATCACATCGAGGAGTCCCCGCAGCAATGACTCCGCCGGTCCGACTTCGTTCCAGTACGTCAACCACTCGGGGGCTAGGTTTACCCCGAGCGCCTTGGCCCACTTCTTCCCCTCGGGGGTGCGAACGAAGGTCTCCGTCTCCAACAGAGCACATCGGAGCCCGGCACGCTGTGCGTTGGCGATGACACTCAGAGCAAGGGTACTCTTCCCCGACTGCTCGGCGCCGAAGAACTCGGTAATGATGCCTCGCGGGACACCACCGATAGTCAAGATGCGGTAGTCGAGATCAAAGTTCCCCGTGCTGATGACGCGGGGACCCTCAATCTCTTCGTCCATTAGTAGATTGATGGGATTCCCAAGAAACTTCTTCTGCGTCGATGATTTTCGCATAGAGTACCCCTTTCAACGGGGGTGGAGGCAGTGCGGGGGGCGACCGGAACCGCTTGCTGCCTCCACCCCACGAGGGAGTCCGTGCTACTGCCACGTAGGCGGAATGCCGTCAGGGGCGGGAACCGCCGTTGTGGGAGCAGCAGGCGCCGGAGCAGGCGCCGTTGGTGCAGCAGGCGCAGGAGCCGCCGGTGCTGCCGGAGCGGCAGTCGGACCCGGCAACTCCGATCCCGGTACAGAGGGGGCAGCGGGCGCCGTAGGGGCTGCTGGAGCCGCGCTCGGTGCCGCGCTAGGAGTCGGGGGAGCCTCAGGGGCTCCCGGCGGCGCTACAGGCGCCGTAGGGGGGCTGACAGGACCCGGGGCAGCTGGGGCCGCGGGCGGCACTGCGTTAGGGACAGTCGGCGGCGGGGCGACCACGGGAGCAGCCGGACCCGCCGGAGGGTTGGCAGGGCTCGCTACTGGAGCCGGGGGCACAACAACCCCACCCGCAGTAGTCGGGGGAGCACCCGCTGGTGCGGGGAGTGCCGCTCCCTCGGGGAGCACCTGCCCCTGGAGGAACGCTGCGATTTCCTCCGCGGTCACGTCCGGGTCCATGTGGGCTTCGTACTGAGGCAGTATCTGCTCGATTTGCGCCCACCATGCAGGGTCCGCCGGTTGGGCGGGAACGGCCTGCAGCAGACGCTCAGGCTGATTCGTTGTCCCCGCCTTGACTCCACACGTGATGATGAAGTCGTAGTTGCGGGGATCGCCCCACTCCTTCATCTCCGAGCAGCGGATGATTGTGGTGAACATGGACCAACGCAGATCCAGAATTGCGGGGGTGTTTTGCTCGTAGTCCCACACGACTACGACCGGCCGGTCACGGACCTCGTAGTCGTGGAGGCAACCCCCACCCGGCAGAGCAATCCGCCGACATTGCCCCGGTAGCCGCTCCTCGATACACGGGACCGATACCGGCCAGGATCGCCCGGGCTGCGGATTCGGCACTCGGTGCTCGGAGTAGGATGGGATAGTCCCATACGGCCCATCGGGCATGATGTTCGTCAGGATGCGGATGCGTCGCTGCTCCCCCGGTTTGGGGAGTACGAGACGGTACTTTCCCTGCGGCCGCATAGAACGCGGCCTCGTCGCGTGAACAGGCATTGTCTTCAATCTCCTCTCTGTAGTCGTGTTTGCACTACCATGTCCCCAGTACGAACCTGATCCTGGAGAATCGTCGCCATGCGACTGATTGTGTTCCACTGGTGGTCTAAGCGCTCGAATACCCTGCGGCACTGATCCCGAAGATTCTGAGCGCGAGTGAGCACTAGATGAAGGTCCTTATCGACTCCAATGGCTTCGGACCGAGCGGCTTGCTCTGTTTGCGCTAGGGATCTCGATTGCCAATCGGCGGCGAGTACCTTGACCACCCCTTCGAGAGTGGCTGCATGTGTCGTGGCGACAAGGTAGTAAGATGTGATGTATTCTCGCCAGGCCTCGATGGTGCCCAACCACTGCACCATGTTGGAGTAGTACATCTGCGACGGGAGGCGGAGTTGGGTAGCCTCCTCCAAATGTCCAGCAGCTGCTTCGTAGTCGTAGTTGAGGGCGCGCTGCGCCTCCGGCCGCGCCAGCACCTCCTCACGGAATGTCTGGTGCTCAGCGCGCGCCTTCTCCATATACGCCGTCAACAAGGTCGCGAAATCGTCGCGACCGATTTGTTCCACCAACGCGGCGGAACTCAGTCGGAGTAGATAGCGGAGTTGGGCGTACTCGATATTCATGCCGTAGTCTCCGCGAGGGCGCAGGCCTTGTTGATATGTGCCCGCAACGCCTCCACACTCGGAATTGGGAGGTCTTCCCACTGGTCCTTCCATCGCCGACCTAATTTCACATCGGCGGGGAAGCGCACATCCGCCCCCGAACTCGTTTTGTACGTTTGCGTGAGAACCTCTGCCCAGTGGGGGGCAATATGCGGCACGAGGTCCTCCCGCACCTCGAAGAGCCACGAATCGTGAACCGTGAGAAGTTCACAAACTGGGCTGTCGACTTCTCCCGTATGGAACCCCCGCTCTTGTAGCCAGCGCAACCCACCAATACCGGCTAGGTAGCAGACGTCTGCACCTAATCCCTGAACGGGGGAGTTCACCGCCTGACGGAGAGTCCGCGCCCGTACTCCCTCATTCCCATTCCAAACGTCGGGAAGACGGCGGCGGCGCCCGAAATAACTCGCGATGTAGCCGTGCTTTTGTACGAAAGTCTGCACTTCTTGGATCCATCGCCACCCCCGGGTGAACCGCTCCTGAAGGAGTACGATGAGTTTCTTCGCATCCTCAACCGAAATCCCCGCTTGGATAGCCAGGCGACCCGGAGACGCCTGATAAATGGCAGCGAAGACTATCGTCTTCGCGATCTTACGCTTGGCAGCGTGCTGGGTCTTGATTTCCTGGTCAGAGCAGTTGGCGAGTTCCGGCCAAATCATCCGCGCCATGCCGCAGTGAACGTCCTCCGAAGCGACTACTTGGAGTAACGCCGGGTCATCGGAGAGGAGTGCCCAACCGCGTACCTCCGTCTGCGAAATATCCGCGTCGAGCAACTGGTAACCGTCGCGGGCGATGAAGAGCCCGCGCATGATGTCGGGGATATTCTGGAGATTCGGGTTCGCGGAACTCAGGCGGCCCGTAACCGTCCCACCTTTGGCATCGTCCCCGCCACGCCAATGCTCGGCGGAGGGGCAGATGATGAAACTGCCGCGGAGGATTCCATATTCGTCTAGTTGCTGGCCGAACGGGATCACGTAGGTGTTGAGGAGTTTGTGGACGACGCGGCTACGGAGGAGGATGCGAATCCATTGTCGGGCTACCTCGTTGTCGGTAACCCGCGCCAGGTGGTGGAGGTTGTCGCTCGCGATGCTGATCTTCCCCGTGTCCGTCCGCTCCAATTCGGGGTCCTGTGGGAGCCGTAGTTGATCGAAGAGCAGATGACGGATTTGCGCATCGGAGTTGAAGTTGAAACCCGGCTTGATTCGCTCCCATTGCTGATTACACCAGTGGAGTTGCGCTACCAACTCTTCTCGATACTGTTGCAGACCCTCGCGGTCGATCTGAATCCCCCGCAACTCCGCGCGGGCGAGCATGGAGATGATCGGGCGCGTGATCCGCCAGTAGGTATGCTGGACGCACTCTTCCTCCATTTGGGAGTCATACATCGTGTCCAGGTGGTCAGTCATCACCACATCGGCTGCCGCGTACTCTGCCAATTCCGGCCCGCGAATCCACCGAAGTAGCGACCGCCGATTCTTCCCCTGCCCGAGCGTGATTGGGAACGGGAGCCAATCGTTGGTGTCGTCGGTGGGTTTAGCCTGCAACCGCTGGTGCATGGCACCGTCCCAGTCCAATGCACCAAGATCCAGTGCCGCCCGCGATTTGAGCCCGTGGCCGCTATTCTCGTCGATGAGGAAGTGCTTCACCATCGGGTCCCCCCACCAACCATCGAGGAAAACCCGGTGGTGGAAGGTCCGGTAGAGGAACTTGGCATCGAACTTCCAATTCTGGTTGTGGAGACGGCAGCGCTGGAACAACTGGATGAGGAAGACGCGCATGGTACTGAGCGCACCCTGTGGCAACTCGCGGTAGATCTTCGCCCAGTTGATGACGTGGACGACCGAGTGTCCCTTGACGCGGATGGCGAACATCGTCAGCGCGTCCTTCAGCGGGTTGAGCCCCGTCGTCTCCACATCGAGGTAGACATCCGACCCGTCTGGAATCGCGTGGATTGCTTGGTTCGCGCGGGCGAGAGTATCGATGTAATCGACCTCGTATTTCGGGCGGAAGACATGCCCTTCCAGAAACTGCTTCGCGCGGAATAGCGCATCAACCAGTGGCTGGTGATATACCTCCGAACGCAGGGCCGCCGACGGGTGGAAGGTGGCCATTACATGGCCGTAAGCCGGATGCTCGGAGATGATGCCGTTGATAGTGCGAATGCTAGGGTGGGGAATATCGCGTTCCCAAGCGTGTGGGGACAGGAACTTCCACGCCGTACTCCCGAGAGCAACTACCAACTTGCGAGGGTGCGCCGTCAATACCTTGTGGACATGTGTGGCCACACAGGCTTTGATTTCCCGAGGTGTGGGAGTACGATTCCCCGGGGGTCGGCATTGGACGGCGTTGCAGATGAGCGGCCCACTATCCGGCTTCCCCACATCGGCGAAGATACCCCCGACTGTGCGGAGTATCTGCTCCAGGCGTTGTCCAGCTGGGCCGATGAAGGGTACTCCCTGAGCGTCCTCGTCCGCCCCCGGAGCTTCGCCGACCAAGACCACCGGAGCGCTGACTGGACCCCGGGGGCGGACGATCTGAGTAGCCGTCTTATGTAATGAACAACTATCGCAGGCTGTGTGCATAGCGGTCGCCCCTGCTCTCGCTTAGGAACCCTCCTCCAACTTCGCGATGCGCTCGTGGAGATATGTGAGGTGCTGACCAAGAGCGCGCATGAAGGCGAGGACGTCCACCTCCACCACACGTCCTGTCGTGGTGGCAACCAGGATGGAGAACCCCGGTGCCGACGGGGTATTGGCGGGAGTGACTGCTTCAGTAGCACCCGTCAAACCCGCGTCAGGCTGCGGTGGGGTGGTAGTTCCCGGCTCGGGGTCAGAAGTCGTAGTCGTTGCAGACTCGCTGGGCGCGGGTTCCGTTGTCGGGGGAGACGGTGCCTCCGAGGTTTGCGGTTCCTGCGCGTTGGCAGGTCCCGGGTCGTCTCCGAAGACGCGAGCATAGTGCTTCCGCCAGTCTTCCGGTGCAACTTGGCGGTGTAGCTGCCAGCACACGGGACACTTCGTCTTCGGCTTCCCCTTACCTCGATAGCGGGGATGATCGGGGCACTTGTCCACCGTCTGCATCGGTGCCGCCGGAGGTGGGGCGGGGGCAAACTCTGCCGGAGTTGGCGGTGCAGGTACAACCGGCGGCGGGGCCATCACCGCATCAACCCCACTCGGGGATACAGTCTGTGTTACGGCAGCACCCGCAGCCGGTGTCGCACCCTCTGGCTCCGGCTGTGTATTGGTCGCATTTTGTTGCGGCTCCGGCACCGGAGTTGGAGCGGGAGTAGGCGTCGCAGGCTGCGATGGTGGAGGTGGGGCCCCCGGAGTAACGGGGGTAGGGGTCACCTGTGGCGGCGCCGGTGCCGGTGTTACGGGAGCAGCAGCCTGCGTTGGCTCCGCGAGGGGCTCCGGGGTGACGGGGGCAGGTGGGGGTGGTGGAGCAGGGGCTGCCTGCGCTACCTGGGTATCCTGCTCCTGGAGTTTCTTCACGATGGGCGGCGTCTCCAGTAACCACACCTGGAAATACTCTCCGGTTGCAGTCGTTGCGGGGCACTGATTATCGGTCTGTTCCTCGAACTCCTGCAACTCCTGCTCAGTCGTCGGAATCACCGTGCCGTAGATGCGAACGACGGTGTTGTAGATCATGTTCCCTGCCGCGTCGCGTTGGCCGGTTTCCTCGTAGGACATCACCTGAACTACCCGGCTACCGTTTTTCGCGATGAACCACGAGCCGGGTGGGACATGTTCGGGGTCCCACACTACGAGTTCCTTCTTCAGAGCATCCATGTTGACGGGCCGCATAGCGCCGGGGTCAACCGGCTCCGTCGCCTGCGGCGGTGGGGGTGCATTCACAGGCATAGTCATAAGCGTTTCTCCTCCGTTGGGAATGTAACAGTTTCACGCCGATTTGTTACATCAAAACCAGATTTTTCTAGGCGTTGGCGGGCCAATTCCACGTATGTGGACGAGATTTCACACCCTACGAAACTGCGCCCTTGTCTGAGGGCACTAATCGCCGTAGTCCCCACACCCATGAAGGGGTCGAACACGATTCCCCCCGGTGGGGTGCTCACCTGCACCAGCAAGTCAATCAACCGCGGTGGGTAGGTGGCATAGTGCGGAACCCCCGAAGGTTGGTTGGGGAAGTAGATCACCGACCGTCGATTGCGGAGGGCGGGGGTCTTTCCGTGCATGGCGTTGATGCCCGGCTTCCCCCGACGGTTGTCAGTGCGTGCTCCGCGGCCATCCCCCGTGTGCTTCGCGGGAACACATCCGGCCTCGTAGTTCCAGTAATTGCGGGGCCGCTTCGTCAGATGCAGAATGTACTCGTGACCACGACTGAAACGGTCCTTCGCTGATTCGCAAAGCCGATTCTTCTGCCAGATGATGTCGAGGCGGAGATACCACCCCGCACGCTGGAAAGCGATTCCCACCAACCAGGGGATGGGAATCCAATCCTTGTGTTTGTATCTCGGGACCGCTGTGCGGGGATACCGCGGCTGCCCCGCGCGGGAACCACCGAGGTTGTAGTCGCCACCCGCTCCCCCACTACCGTTGTATTTTCCATCGAGTACGATGAGCAAGTTGCCGTCGTCGCGGAGTACCCGCCACCACCCGCGTGCTACTTCAAGTAGATTGGCGACGTACTGCTCGGCAGTGGGTTCGTTGCCGAGAGTTCCCCGCCAAGCTCCGCAGTGGCGGCATAACTCCGAGGACAGGTAGCGTCGATTGGGGTCGGTTTGGTAGGACCCAGGATTTTGAGCCTGCTTCTTACTCCGGGCACCGCGTCCTCCACCGAGGTTGGAATCACGCACGCGGATCTGCTCCCATTCATGGTCGCAGATGCCCGCTCCGCCCCAAACGCTGGGCTCCACCCCCTCGTACACTCGCTGTCGGAAGTAGGGTGGGGAGGTGATGATGGCGTGAACAGTCTCGGGAGGTATCTCTCGGCAGAAGTCGCGCACATCCGCGACGACAATCTGGTTGCGAATCTGTTCCAAATCAAGCGGCATGGGGTGTCTCCTCAACCCATTTGGTGATCATGGTGTAGACCTCCCGCAGAGCCATCAAATCTGCGGGGTCGTGTTGCCAGGCTTCATCCGCCCGCCGTGCTAATTCATACCACAGACCACGCGGTAGTATCTGTCGCAGACGCCGAAGCCAGTGATTGATCCGCATGTAGTAAGTCAGCGTCTCCGACTCCATCGGTGCCGGTTCGCCAGGTCGGGGAAGTCGCGCTCGCAATCCCGCGATAGCCCGCCCGCGGTAAAGTATCTCCAGCGCCTGCTTCCGGGATACCCCGCGGAGGTAGGTGACTAGTGATGCGCCATCGCCGCCGCGCCCGCAACCGAAGCAGTACCAACCACGGTCTTCTCCCCCCGGGCCGCGATAAACCTGGAACGAGGGGGTGGAATCCTCGTGATCCGGGAGCGGGCAGTGGCCGCTGAAACCGCCAGCAACAGGTCGGAGCGCGATCTTGAGAGCGCGGACGATGGCCTCCGTATTGTTTCCCAATCCCTGGAGGGGGTCGACCACCATCTGGGTGCTAACCTCCCGCTTCCGCGAGTGCGGTCCGCAAGCGTCCTAGGCACTCGATGTCGTCGGCGGTCAACCCCTCCCACCGGAGGGGGACGTCACCGTTGGCAAGCAACTGATCCAGGGCGTGGATCAACTGCGTGCGCTCGCGGTCGGTGAAGCCGATGACCGCTGAGTGTAGACGACTGACACTGACATCCATCAGACTTGGTCCTTTCGCTTCAGGCGGCGTTGGTCGCGTGCCATACGCGCCTCCGCTCGCCGGAACTCGTTGAGGGGGGTTTCGATGAATCCTGAGATCAACGGGATGGAGAAATCCACGTAGGCGCTGAATGCCCAGGATGTCTCCCCCAAGCGGGCTTTCTTGACCTCGAAAATCAGTCGGTCCCGGGATACCTTGTCCCGGTAGAGGTAGATCATGGAGTCCGTTACCTTCGCGATGCCTTCGCTCTCACTCGCCAACTCGGCGGCGTCGGCATCTACTCCCCGGAGGTGTCCGTGGCGGCTGACCTGGGTGGCGGTGATGATCGGGCAGCCGATCTCCTCCGCTAAGCGTTTGAGGCCCTCTGTCACCAGATGCTTGTCCTTCCACACCTCGCGACGCCCCGCGGTGATCTCGTTGATGTAGTCGACGACCAGCAAGTGGATCGGATTGCGGCGGGCGAGGGCGCGGGTCTCCGCGACAATCTCCTGCAAGCGCCCACATCGTTGCGGGGGTACAATCCAGAGGTTCCCCTTCAAGCGCGAGAACAAGTCGAACCAAGTCTTCAGCACCGCACGTTGCTGCTCGTCGCCGAGCGTACCCCAGCGGAGGCTCTGTGCCTTCCACCATCCGGTTGCCATCGCCTCGAAACGATCTAGCAGCGGGTGGTGCTCCGCCGACCACCCCATTTCCGCGGAGAAGAACACGACGTTGAAGCCCCGCCAGACAGAGCGCCAGGCACAGTGTTGCAACACCGCCGTTTTCCCCTGACTCGTACGCCCGGCGAGGACGAGCATCTCCCCCGGAAGCATCCCCCGCGTGCGCTGGTCGTAGGTTTGCAGCCCCGTGTAGTGCCCGTGGACATTCTCCTGCGCGGCGAAGCGCTCGTGGCGCTCCCAGCGCTCGCGGGCGCGGGCGCGGAAGTCCCAAATCTGCGTAGTCGGGTGCGTCTCCTCCTGCAAGGCGGCGAGGTGTGTCTGCACGAACTCGATACCCGCGTGGGGGTCACGCTGCATGAGTTCCCCCGCCTCGATGGCAATGCGCTCCCACTCGCGCTGGGTGCGGTAGACCCGCAGTTGTCCGATCAGGTGGCGGATGTTCGCCTCCGTAAGCGGCCGATGGAGGCGCGCCTCCTCCAGCGCCGTCAGGTAACCGGGGACGTGGGCGGCGGGGACACCGTACTGGGGTAGTAACGAGGTAAGTATCTCCGGCGTGACCAGGCGGGCGGTGCGGAGGTAGTAGTGCATCGCCGCCTTGTAGATCACCGCCTGCCAGGTATTCACCCACTGCTCGCGCTGGATGTCGTACTCATGCAGGTAGGTTGGGAGAACCGACTCAGCGTGGAGAATCGCCGCCCATTGCGGGTCGAGTTCTCCCTCGAAGTCGACAACATAGGCGAGGATGGAAGTCCGCGCCGTCATGGGTTGACTACCTCGTATCGTGGCAGTTCCAGGATCTCACTCCAAACGGGGGTTTCCAGGGGATCTCGCACCTGCATCTGCTCCGGCGGCTGCGAGATCACCACCCACAGTATTCCATCTTCGGAGAGGAAACGCGAGAGCGCCGCCAACACCAGGGATGTCGACTGCCTCCCGGGGGGCAGGTGATCGTAGTTCGTTACCACGAGGGCGCCCACCTCCTCGCTGTATTGGAGAAACTGCGCGAGGGGGGAGTCCCCCCAGTCACCGGCGGCGTGCATCCCGAGAGCATCGAGGAACCCCGCGGCCACTCCGTGGAGAGCGAGGAACACCCCCAACCAATGACCGAGTTCGTGGGCACTCACTCCCGAAGCCTGAATTACACCATCCCCAAAAATCGGAATCTCGTAGGCCCTCGCGTGCGCGCGTGCGCGCGTGGTAGTAATACTCTCTCTACTACCTAGAGATATAATTCTTTCTATTCGCCCTTCAGCCCCATTTTGTACCCCTTTGCCGCCGTAAATCGACAGTGGTAAGACAACGAGTCCCCCATTCACGAGTAATTCCCTCCCCACTCCCTCTGTTTCCAGCCTTGACAAAATAAGTGAAATAGGGGTATTTTCCCATCCCTGATCTGATTTTTCACCCCTGATTTCGTCGTTTTTGCAGTTTCGGCCGCGTCCTTCCGTTTTTGTCAAGCCGTTTGTAATTTCGGAAAAACGCTCCGTTTTTGTCAAGCCGTTTTTTTGTTCCATTTTTGTCAAGTCCGAATCGCTTGACATTTTTGTCAGTTTCTGGACCACTTTGTTGAGCATGGGAGTTGAAAACCCCGTACCCTGTAAACCAGTAAAAACGTCAACTAGTGGGCGGGGGAAGTTTGGGCAGGGGGTGATCTTCGGCAGGTACTCCCCATAGAACCGCGAGGCGGACACATCCAACTCCATCTTCTGCCCGTTGCACCCGTTACCCTCCTGACACTGCTGGCAGCGTTGCCATGCTTGGTAGAGCGGGTAGAGGATGTGGAGGTTCTCCCTGATCCGCGCCTCCCCCACTAGGGAGGTGTCGGCCAGTGCCTCCAAGTAGTAGCCGTTGAACCAGTGTAGGAAAGCCTGCCACTGCTGATCAGTCAACATCTTCTGTCTCCCACGGTCCGGGGTGGTGAGTCGTGTGCGGAACCGTCCGGTACTGCTGGGCGATCTCGGGGATCGACGCCTGCGCGAGCATGTGCGCGTACTGCTGAGTCCACGCCTTGTAGGCTTCGAGGATGAAGTAGGTGCCGTCCTGGCTGCGGGCGAGGAGTGTCCGCGGGTGTTCGCTGTAGAGGCGCATGGAGGCGGCATCTACCTTGCCGTGGAACGTCCACCAGGTGAAGTACCAGGTGATGAAGTTCCTCAGCCAGGTGGTGTCTATACCCTCTTGCTCGCGGAGGACTTTCAGTGCCGCGTGGGCGGTGATATACCACCGCTGTTCCTTCTTCGGTACGGGGTGTGGGGCATCCCACCGCCAGGAGTATGCTTGGCGCCAAAAGCCTCCGAGGTGGCGGCTTCGTGGTCGGCGTCGTGTTGGGTGGACGGGCATTAGACGGGCTCCTTCCGCTGGGGTGTGGTGGGTCCTGGGATAGGAGGTGGGAGTGTGCTGGCGCTCGTTGCCTGGGGCGGTCCGGTATGAGCCCGGCGTTGGTATGTGCGGTGTGCTGGGTGGTCGAGACGCCCGAGGAGTCGGGCGAGTTCGTGGAGATCGGAGACGACGTATTCCCACTCGTAGACGGTGGTCCCCACAATCACGCGCACAACCACGCGGTAGGCGATGTAGCAGTGTTCTCGTTTCAGACCTTGATGCTCCCCTTCATCGGCGGGTATCCAGGTGGTGGGGTTGGCTAGCGCGTCGGCGCGCGTGCTCCTCTGGGGGATGGGGGCCCACACTTCTTCACATTCACTGATCGTCAGATGCGCTCGTAGCATCGGCTAGTCTCCTTTCGGCCTCGTCCTCCGTAAGGTCGGCGAACGAGGTAACGTGGTGGATCTCGAAAACCCCCGGATCTTCCGATTGGTAGGTGCGTAGGCGCTCCAGCGCGTGCGTGGAGAAGTAGCGTGCCTGATCGTTGAAGTCCAACACGTACCCACACTGCTTCCCCGGGTAGGCGGTCATACAACGCAGGCGTTGTACCGCCTGCACCGTACTCTCTCCACCCCCGGCGATTACCACACAGTCGAGGCTGGGGACATCTATACCCTCGTTGGCGAGGGTGGTGATAAGGCACGGCACCTTCTTGTCCTGGAGGTCCTGCCACACTTGGGGGCGTTGGTCGCCCTCCTTCGCGAATTGGCAGGAGGCGGTCATCACCGCGTGTGGCACCCCATATTGGTCGAGGGCGTTGTGGAGCACGCGCGCGTGTGTGATGTAGTCGACGAGGATCATCACCGAGTGCCCGGCTTCGACGTGGTACTTTGTCCACTCGGCGATGGCGGCGTTTCGGACGGGGTTGCGGATGACGTACTCCGCCCTCCTCTGAGCGTAGTTCCACTTACTAGGGAACCGCTTTTTCGGCAAGGTCACGAGGTAGATGTGGCAGGGGACGAGGAGCCCCGCGTCGATCATCTGCTTGCGGCCGATTGTGTAGAGGATCGGCCCGATGGCGCCGATCATCCACAGATCGGCTCCGTCATCTCGCCAGGGACTCCCCGACAACCCGTAGACCCAGTATGCGTTGGTGCAGCGCTTGAGTACCGCGCGGTAACTCTCAGCGGCGGCGTGGTGACATTCGTCGACGAGAATAACCGTCGCCTTGTGGGCGAAGTCCGCCATTACTGCTCGCTGGGAGTCGGGGAGGGGTTGTTCTATTACATCCCCCTTCTTGCGTTTAGAGGACGAGACGATCCCGAGGACGTGGCAGAGTGTCTGCACCGTCGCGATGACGATGTTACCCGGCTCAAACTCGCCATCGTAGGCGTGGCCGATGGTCCAGTGTTCGGGGAGGTAGGCGCGAAACTTCTCCACGGCCTGGCGGGCTATATCCAAGCGTTCGCAGAGGAAGAGGGTGCGCTCCTGCCCTAGGCGTCGGGCGATCTCCGCCGCCATGAGGGTCTTCCCCGAGCGGGGGGCTGCGTGGAGAATACCCCGCGGGGGAACTCGCTCCTGGAGTAGGGCGATTACTGCCGCTTCCTGGATCGGGTAGAGGGTCATCTGCGGCTGCCCCCCTGTTACCGTTGGGGGTGGTGCAGTTCGAGGTTGAACGACCTCCACGTAGTAACCCAGGCGTTGGAGTTCCTCTACGAGGATTGCCGTCAGTCCTGCAGGGTAGGTTCCACTGTTGGTCAGGAGTCTTATTCGCCCATCCCATACGGTGTCGGGGTCTTGGCCCTCAGCGGCGGCTTTCGCCGCCTTCGCCGCGTGGACGTACCAGGCTCCCTCGATCTCGAATTGTGTCCGGGCGGAGAGTGCTGCTTTCACGTCGGGAGGGAGGTGCTGATACCCTTGAATGGCGCCGCGCACGGGCCCGGCGATGATTCGCACGGTATTCACCGTGGTTTCCCTCCCCAGAGATCGTAAAGACGGCGGCGGGCGCGGTGGTAGGAGACTTCTCGGTTGTCTTTCACGCTGAGTTTCAGCATCCCCGCCGGGCAGGTGGGGACGTTCTCCCTCCACCATCCCAGGAGCCACTCATAGAGGCGCCGGATCGCGTGCTGTTGCTCGTTGGCATCCCACGCGTCTTGCTTGTTACCTCGTCGGGGTAGGCAGCGGTCGCGGCTGATGATGAGGAGGGTGTCGGGGACAAGCAGGGGCTGCTTGAGGGCGATCAGGAAACTCAGGTCTAGCCCCTGCTGCTGACCGTAGACGAAGGCGGAGGGAAACCACCGATCCATGAGGACGTTGATCCCCATAGCCAATTTTGGGAGTAGTAATTCTGTTTGTGTTAGGCAACAGGCAGCAGATGTGACGTACTCGAAGAGGACGGGTTGCCGGAGACACTCTCCACTGTGGAGCAGGAACTCTCGCAGTTCTAGCAAACCGGGGACGGTTCCGATTCCGTCGGTTGCGGCGAGTGTGTGCCAAGGTTCGCTGGTTTCTTCTTCGAGGGCCGCGGCTAGGCGGGTGACAAGGGTGCTCTTCCCCACGCGGTCGGGCCCCTCCACCACGACAAACTTCCCGGGATAGGGATTGCGTGTGTAGGGGATTCCGTAGATTCCTACTCGTGGTGTGTGCGAGGAGTCAGGAGTTCTCTGCATTCTCTCTCCAACCTTTCTAGGTCTACATCCGCCAGGATGATGCCGGGAATGGCGGCGATGGTATCCCCGGCGGGGCGGAAGTAGCCCATCGTGGTGCGCTCGTGGCTATGCCCCATCCACAATTTCACTAGGCTAGGGGGTACACCGCGCATGAGTGCCCGCGTGGCGAAGTGGGCACGGAGATCATGGGGCGTTACCCGCGGGTTCGCGGTGTCGCGGGCAAACTCCCGCACGCGTCTCCAGATCAGGTCGCCAGTCAGGGGGTGCGGCTCCGCTTTCGAGCGGGGGTGGCGCGGTTTCCCCGTTGCTCGCCACGAGCCGGGGTGATAGTAGACGAACATGTGCTCATCGTGATCGTCCATCTCGTGTGTCCGCCATGCTAGATATGCCTCTATAGCCTCGTAGAGACTGCGGTGGATTGCCACCGAGCGGCCTTTGTTACCCTTACCGAGCACCCACAGACTATAGGCGGTGCTTGGGTCCTCGTGGTCTTCCCGATATTGACTGATGAGAAGGTGCTGGCGCCGCAGGCGGCATACTTCGTCGCGGCGGAGGCCGGCGAATGCCATGACCTGGATCACCAGAGGCCAGGGCATCCCCTCCTTCCGCGCGGCGGCGAGTATCCCATCGAGGACCTCCTGTGTCAGAGGCTCCCTGGGTGGTTTGGGGGTTTCTTGCCGGAATAGGCGGGGAATGAGTGGAGATTGGGCGATCTCCCCCCGGCGGACGGCCTCTTCATAGAAGCGCGTTACCGCGTGGAGTGTTTGATTCCACATGGAGGGGGTGATCTCGTCGAAGGTATCCTCCCGGAGTCTCGTGAGGTCTGCCTCCGTTACCTCCAACGGCTTCAGCCCCCGCTCCTGTAGTTTGCGGGAGAGCCACCGCAGGCGGCTCCGGTATATCCGCACAGTTTGTGGGCTCCGGTGCCCTTTGAGTGCGCGGATGTACGCTTGAAACTCCGGTAGGAGGAGTTGGTCGAGTTCGGGGTACATGTTGTTACCCTCCGTGATCTCCGAGGACTTTCCCGAAGAGGTAGAGGTCGCGACGGTTACCGTCTGCATCGAGGACGGCAAGGCGTCGGATTCCCTCCAGGCGGAGGCCCGTCTCCGATTGGCGTGCTTTCAGCGCCTCCAGGAAACTCTCGTGGGCACTACTGACTTCGATCTCCAGGCGGAAGGCGCCCATTTCGACGGCGGCCGCTGTTACCTGTGGCCAGAGGTCGCTCCAGAATGTTTGGCGGCGCCGCCGCGGGTGGGAGAAGTAGTAGATTTGCACGGTATCCCACGGCTGGGGGTCTAGGATGAGGAATGCTGTAGGGTAGCGCCCGCGTGCCCGTCCGGTCAAGACGAGGTAGTATTGGGCGTCTGCGGAGAAGAGGTGACTCAGGAGTGTCTGCACTTGCATTGGCAGGAGAGTGCGGAGGCAGGTTCTGCCTACGAATACCCTGTCGCGTAGGCAGATCGCCAGGAAGGCGGCGTAGTCAGCGATGTGACTACTGTGAATGCGGCGTATCTCTGTCTTCATGGGCTTACCCTCTCTAGTGAGAGGGGCCGGCTCCGGTTATGATCGAAGGGCCTCGTGGTGAAAACCGAGAGCCGGCCTCACTTGTCCGGGATGATCCATTGGAGGTAGCACCTTGGTAACCCGGACTCTCACTCTTTATATACATCTTGTGGTGTGTTTTGTTACTTATTCTGCGTGGAGCCGCGGAAGCAGTCGCGGCAAACGCCGGGATCATCTTCGTCTTCGGTGCCCGGTGGGATAGCGAAGCAGTTAGGGCAGACGTTGCGGTTACAGTGTGGGCAGGTTGGTCCCTGCCCGTCTGTTTGTGCTCCGCAGATAGCACAGACCATGACTTCCGTGACCAGCATTGGTGTGCCTCCTATTCTGGATTGAGCGGCTGAATCCATACTTGCATAGGAAGTGAGTCCTCTACTGATTGGATCAGAAGAGGTCCCCACTTGTCTCCGGGCGGGTAAATGGCGACGATATTCCCGCCGACGGATGCGACGGCGTCGTGGAGAAAGCCATGATGTATATCATGGCGACAAGTTTCGGGGTTGGTTTCAGCGTTGGGGATGTTCTTCAGGGGGATAGTTACCTCCGCGCGCCCTGTTTCGCCGTTTCCTGTCCCTAGGCGTAGGTTCGGGGGGTTGAAGTGGAGTTCGACGCGCTTCCCCTCCACATCCTGGGCGATTCCGGCAAGGGTACTGATAGCGTCAGCGAGTTCTTCTCGGTCTACGGCATATGGCGGTTTCAGCACCTGCTTCCCCGTCCAGGCTGCGAAGCCGGGATCTTTGGGGGTGAAGGAGCCTGCAGTAACAGTTAGGGGGCCACAGGTGAGTGTTACCCGCGGTGCGGGATCGTCTCTCTCTGCACTCTGTCCTGCGTGGATGTATGCGGGTTCCTCGCCGTCGAGTCGGCGGCTGAGGGCGAGGAAGTGTTCTAGGGCCTCGGTAGGGATTAGAATATGCTGCATCCCCGTCTGCGCGGTGGGGGTGAGTGGTATGTGCGTTACTCGGAATCTGTCTGTGGCCCAGAAGCCCACGGCGTCTGTGTCGGTGGGGATGACGTGAATCCCCTGCCACTTCTCCTCCACCGCCGCTTTGGCGAGGGGGAGTAGGCGGGTGGATGCCTCACGGAGAATCCCCACCGTGACTTGGTAGGTGGAGGGGTCTTTGATGTGGGGGAGGGGCGGGTATTCTTCTATCGGGAGCCCCTGGAGGCTGACTTGGGTGTTACCCGCGGTGATAGTCAAGTGAGAGGGGTCCGGTGCTTGGAGCCGCAGGGGTTCCCGCGCCTTCGTTTTCAGTGCTTTGAGCACGCGTTTGAGGGTCCGGGCGGGGACGGTGATTCCCCCACTGACTGCTACCCGCGCGTTGAAGTCCCAAGCAGCAGCGGGTCCGGCGGGGTACGCCCAACACCGGATTTTCTGCCCTTCTGTTCGGATCGCCACATTTTCACAGATCGGCAGGGCGTAGCGACCGCGACCGATCACGCGCGATACGGCGGCGCCGTTGTTCAGATCAGCGTAGGTTACGGTGCAGTCCAGGGCGGGTTTCGCCATTGTTTGTTACCTCCTCTTGGTGCTCTGAGCATTCGTCACAGAGTCGGCATCGCTCCGCGTCGGCGAAGCATTCCTGCCCCACTATCCTGCCGCAGCCGGGGCAGGTGCGGGTAGGAACGGGGAAAGAGTGGCAGATCGTGCAGGCTCCCTGTTTCATAGTGGCACATCCACGTCGCGCCATTCGGCGATCTCCCCGCAGTGGGCGCAGTTTGCGCCGTCAATATCGGCGGCGAGTTCCTCCACCAATTCCGCCAGTTTGGAGGGGACGCCGACGGTGCCGTCCGCCCAGCGATTCGTGCAGGTCCCGTCTGCCTGCAGTAAGACGCCAACCTCGTGGTAGATCAAGTCGCCGTCCTTGCCTGCCCCGATCGGCGGATTGACGATATACACGTCGTCATTGTACGTATCCGGCAAGTGTGTTGCCTCCTTCGGGCAGACGAGTCGGCGGACTACCCGAAGTGCTTGGTGGATCGGGGTGAGGGAGCGGCAGGGGATTGTTTCGACCTTACCATCGCGGAAAACTACCCCCGTTATGGCATCCCAGTACCCTTTGTTTTCGAGATTCTCGTCCGGTTCCCACTCCCACGTGATCGCCTGGACGGCGCCGACCTGCTGGGCGCGGTGTCGAAGATCAGCGGGTGGGTCCGTTACCACTACTCGCTGGTCCACTTGGGGGACGTGTCCGCGCTGGGGATTGAACGGCGGTTGCTCCCGCACAAGGCAGGGTCCGCAGTAGGTGTGCTCCCCAACGCGAACGGAGCATTGGTGGCAGATCATCCTGTCGCAGAGTTTGCATGGAGTGAGTGGCGCTGTACGTTCGCAGATACTACACGTCATCTTCGCTACCTCCTGTATGTGTTACCTGGGTTTCTCCAGGCCCGGCCGTACCCGCTGTGGGGGTGAGCACGGCCCGGCCCAGAGACCGGGCGCGACCGGGGGGTCGCTAGGAGGTAGAGACAGACTGTAGCGTAGCGAGGGCTTCCTTCGCTAAGTTATTGATCACCGCCAGTGGGTCTTCTTCCGCGGGGTCGCAGTCCACCGCCAGGCGTCGGATTCTCCAAAGCAGATCAGCGACCTTGTGGACGGGAGTATCCGGCTCCGTGGTGAGGTGGAGGCCCCGTGCTGAAGCGTCTACCCCCCAGCGTAGATAGGCGTCCTGCCATTCGGGGGGAAGTTCATCCCATGTTACCCGCTTGTGCGAGCATGAACCTAGTATGTGTTGTACGTCTACGGAGCCGAAGTAGAGGCTGTTGGGGTCACCGCGGACACCACAAACCAGGGCATCCGGGCGGCCTCTGGTATCCTTGTGATCATCCCCTTGCAACACGAGCATGTACTCAGTCCAGGATTCGCCGTCTTCGCGCAGGTGTAGTCGGTAGAGGCGGTACTCCTCATCTTTCTTCGGCCAAGTATACCGTGCTCCCTGGTGCGGTCTAGGCATCGGGCACTCCCTCTCGGAAGTCGTTCCCGGAGAGGCGGGCGACAATCTTCTCGGCAGCCTTCTCGAAGGCGCGGTGGACGGCTGCGGCGGCGTTGGCGAGCGCCTGTGCGCGCTCTTCCGGTGTCGCGGTGGCGGGGACGCCCGTCCCCGTGCTGGTGAGGACGTTCCCGGCTTCGGTGCAGACGGCCAGTCGTAGGAGCGGCTCCCCCGTCTCTTCGTCTGTGTCGGGACTGTCTTTCAGATCAATCCAGAACCCCAACCGTTCCTGGAGCGGGCCGACGGGGAGTGTTTCTGTCCACCGCTCTATAGCCCCGCCAATCTCCGAGGGCGGAACCCACCCGGTCCAGAGGTTGGCGACCTTCTGCGCGGTATCGCCTCGCCGTGCCTCCCGCGTGGTGAGGTGACACGCCTCCAGTACCGCTTGATAAGTGGAGGTCGGGAGGTTCCCGCGGGGGTCGAGGCGGGTACTGAAGTGCTCCACGAGGGAGACTGGTGGCAGGAGTCCGCAGATCAGATAGGCGGCGATCACCTCTTCTGGAGCCGTCCTCTCTTCGCGGTAGCAGATACCGTACGCGTCTTGTTCCCGATCATGGACAAGCAGGACTGTGGAGAGGTTGTTGAGGATCACGTCCCCCAAGTGCTTTGCCGCCCTCTCCTCTGGTGTGGGGGTGGCGCTACCGTAGTCGAGCGGCCACCAAGTGGGGGTCTGTGGGTACAGGGGAAGTCCGTAGCGGTGCTCTTGCTCGGTCGTGAGCATGGTGGTGCATACCCAGTACCGGGAGTCGTCAACCGTGAAGTCCCGGTCTTCGGGGCGGAAGCCAACGGCGATGATACTCAAGTCTTCGGCGGTATACATTCTGTGCTACCTCCTGTTTGTTACCTCGCGCATGTTACCATGTTTCGCCCGCGGTGTCAAGTTACTTCGGGCGGGCGTGTGGGGGAGTCGCGGCCCGGTGGATAGCGTCTTCCTCAGCCGGGTATCCGTGGATTTGCAGGAGCGCGTCCCCCGCGCTCCGCGCCAGCGCCACGAAGGCGTCGGCGGCAGTCTTGTAGCACCACCACTCCAGATACAGAAGGTGGCGGCGAAGGCACTTCAGCATGATTCCGCCTCCTCTTTGGCGGCGGCGGGGTCGGCACTTCGTGCGGGGATATGCAGGACAATCCTACGTTCTACCCCGTCCCGCTTGTGAGCATTTACACATTCCTCACTGAGGCGGGCTACTGCTTCCCGCGCATCCCTTAGCGTGGGGTAGCGAAACTCCTCTACCCCATATTCTTCGGACTCCAACGTCACTCGGTACATGATACTACCTCCTAGTAGTTTGCCCTCCCGTGGCGATCCCCGTGGACCGTCACGGGAGGGAGGGACACCCCCGCACCGCGAGGGTGTCCCCGGAGGTAGGAATGCCTCCCGTGCCCCCGTGGGGACAAGTTACTCACCCTGCCAGGTTGTCAAGGTTTCTCTAGCCCCTCCCCCAAGGATACGGTGCTCCCGCTTCCTTGGGGGAGAGTCCCCCCGACCGGGGGAACCCTCCCCGTTCAACCTATTAGCACGCGATTATCGGGGATCAGTATTACATTGTCTCCGCCTCCCTTCGCTACCGATTCCCCCAGGGGTGGGCGGGGGATCGGCTAGGGTATGGGTCCGAGAGTGTGCTCTATCCCAACGTACATACGCCAGGCTATGTACGTGAGGATCGCCGCTCCAGCGTAGGGTACGTAGGGCGTCGCCGCGTCCATGCAGTCTGTGACAACGTCCACGAATCGGCAGATCATGGCGGTTATACTCTGCATGGGGTCCGGTCCTCTTTCTCAGTGTAGTTACCTTCTTTTGCCCACTTGCCGTAGGGATCGGGGAGGTTGTCGAACATGCCGGACGCTTCGTGGTCCGATCCGAAGAACCCATAGCAAGAGTCCAGGAGCGGGGTCTCCGTGTGTCCGCACTTGTCGCAGGTGACCGGAGGCCCGAATAGGGCGTACCCCCAAGTGTCCCCCCGGAGCCACTTGTCATAAGTGGCCACCTCGTTCCGTAGTACCTCGCGGACGCGAGCGCGTACCTCTTTGGTATCTTCTCCGTACTCTTGGAGAATCCGGGTCTTTGTTACGGAGATGAATCCGACGCAGCCGCTATCCCACCGGCAGGAGAAGGGTTTGGTGCTCATGGTGATACCGCTGTGGTCTAGCAGGTAGAGGGGTAGAACCTCCGCACCCTCTCCGGCCGGGCTTGCCTCCCACTCGTGAAAGTCCTGCGGGGTCGCGAAGTCGTGGCGGTCGCCGAGGTTGTACCGTGAATGCCAGCATATCATCTTCCCCAAGTTATCCGATTCGCGGGGATTCGGAGGGTTGGGGTCCGGCATGATTCTTAGCGTTGCACCGTCCGCAAACTCCAATACCTCTGACACTTCTTGCATTGTTACGCCTCCTGCCTCCTAATGGTGTTTTGGATCAGTCGTCAAGGACTAGGCCGCACTCTGCGCAGCGCGTTTGGAGTAGCCCTAGACGTAGTTCGGGGTCGTATTCGCGGGTGGAGTCATCACAGAATGCTACCTCCACCGCGGCATAGCGGTCGGCCCAGTTTGGGAGAGCGAATTGGACGGTGGGGACTACGTCATATCGCTGTTTGCCGAGCAACAGTATAATACTACTACCCCCCGGCATCCGGTCCGCGAGTGTTTGTGCCTCCGGGATTCGGGACAGTACCTCCTGCGCGCTGACTCGTGGGGCTACGGGGATTCGTGTCGCGTTTTCTTCGGGGGTGTCAGAAGTGAGGGGACACAGGCCCCACCTCTCTATCAAGTTCGCTAACGAAGGTGCGTTAGGCGGGGATTCGTTGGACAGGTGCATAGTGAGTTCATACATTCCGTGACAATCTGTGCCGAAACGGACAACGCACCCGCCGACGTTTTCCTCTTGTAAGATCAAGTACATGTTTTCCTACCTCCTGTTACTCAGCATACCATGTTTCGCCCGAATTGTCAAGTAGTGATTGTCGCTAATTCGGGGTGGTGCTTATACATGCTATTCACTCCGCGGCGCCACCCTTGTCGCCAGCGTCGGATCACGCGGGCAGCGATTAGCGCTTTTCGCTCCGGGGAGTCATGCCAAGTTTTCAGAATCCAGGCGTCGCCATGCCGGACTTTCTCCACGGGATCGCCACCCGCGTTATTCAGCACGTCCTGCACGAGTGCCGGGTCGGGTGGTGCTGGACTACGGGCGACCTCCACGAAGAGGATTCCGCGCCCGTCGGGAAAGCGTTTGCCCTCCCACCATACGCCCCAGGCATCGGGGTTTATGGGCGCTGTCCAACACCGCTCAAACGTGAGGTCAACGTCGGTCGGAGGGGTGCCGTTAGCGAAGTAGGCGGCACAGTCGGCACAGATCACGAGGTGTACTAGCCTTCCTGTTTCGCGGTCCTCAGCGTGCGCTGTTACACGCAGGCCCGGCGGTGCCCCGCAGAGATCGCAGGGGTCCCCACCTGTGAAGGGGTCCGGCTCACCCTCTACCTCTAGCAGATCAGCGAAGGCTTGTGGGCTGGTCAGTCCGTAGAGGCGCAGGCAGGTCGGACAGTTTGGTGCCGCTCCCGGTACGACCTTGTTGTTCCCGTTACCCGCGTAGGTTCGGGTTTTCGGGGCAAGGTCGCGCAGGTATTGGTATAGTCCTAGTGTCATTCTCTCCTACCTCCTGTTACGGTGTTTGACTTGGCAGAACAATCCATCCGTGGAGTTTCCTCACCTCACGCGTCCACCGCGCCAGATCAGATCGGGAGCGGCGGCATACTACCATCCCGGAGAATACCACGCGTGCCCCCACGATTACTTGTACAAGCAGGCCCGGAACCTGTGGATAGGGAATCGCCCGATAATGCCCTCCGGGCGGTGCTTGTGCTAACGCCTCCCGCCAAGTGATTCCCCCCGGCCCCACTTGCACCGTCGGGGTGAGTGCTACGTCGCTATCATTCGCTGTGGGCATGGTAGCCTTCCTCACAGATCAGCAGTCTAGGGGGAGTTTGACTTCCTCTCCCGTTGCGCCCTCCACCGTTAGATAGGCGACGGTGTAGCGCGGGTCGCGCTGCGTGCTCACGCCGTCCGCTGCTTCTAGGACGGCCTTCGCCTCCACTAGTCTTCTGAGTTCGCCGGGCGTGAGTGGGCGTTCGGCATAGTGCAGGCAGAGGCGGCGTAGCCTCCGTGCCGTGCGGAACAAGCGCAGGGCATCTGTGACTGTTACACCCCGGCGGCACAGTTCAAACGTGGTGCGAATCTTGCACTCTTCCTCTAGCATAGGGTCCTACCTCCTGTAGTAGATCAAAAATCCCCGTCATAATTGGCGGGCGGTAGATCATACACCCCCCCGCAGATCAGCGTGTAGTTCTGCCTTGCATTGTGGGCAGAATCCCACGAGGTGGCAGGTGCACCCCTCCGGGCGACGGTGAGGCTAGCATAGTCCGGGCGGGTTCGTGCTAGGGCGCGCTTCAATTCTGCGGCAGATCGGCAGATCACGCGCCCACTCCCGCGGTGAGATTCATACCAAAGTTCTGCGGTCAAGAGCATGTTCTTCCTCACCTTTCTTGTGTGTGTCGGCGACCTCTGCCGCGTTGGCGCATGCCATGCAGAGGTTGCTGGCGGCCCACCTTGGTAGGGTTGGACGTAGGGGGTACGGTGTCCCCGCGGGCCAGGGGACTGTTACACGCTCGTGAGCGTTGTGTGGGCAGCGATAGTCCGTTGCCCGCGCCCCCTGGCAGAGGAAGGTAAACGTCGCGAAGGTATCCCGGAGGGGCACTACGCGGTAGACACATTTACCCCCGGTTCGCAGGTTGTGCTTCCTCTGCGCTATCAGCGCGTCGGGGTAGCGAGTATGGCGGGACGCCTCCTGCCACCGTTCCGCGGGAACGTGGTATGCCGTCGGGTAGCCCTCGGCGTATTGGAGGGCGAAGATCATTCGCATGTTACTTGCCCCCTTCTTGCTCCTGTTGCAGGAGAAAGTTTACGAAGTCGGCGGCCCACGGTGGGGAACACCGTTTGCAGATACAGGTTCCCCGCGGTCGCGGGACGGGGTAGATAACCGCGGGGCCACCGCACTTCGCGCAGGTGCAGTCCACGGGTTCCGTTGTCACTTGGTGGGGAGGTGTTCTCATTCTCATTGTTACCTCCCTCGCAGGGGCCAGCCGTCGGCGCGCAGGCGACGGCGAGCGAGTGCCGCCCTCTCCGCGGGGCCGAAGTCCGGGGTAGCCGGGGGAACGTTGTAGCGGAGGCGCAGATCAGCACCTGCGTTTCGGGCTACCAGTACATCCCCATTCGCGGTCAAGGCATACGTGATTCCGGGAATACTGTTGCGGTAATCCCCGTAACCGATCACGCTTGCTTGTTGCCATTCCTCAGAAGTCCAACCTGTTACCTGGTGGGTAGTAGTCATGCGGCATTCTCCTTCTGGGGGGCGCGGGCAGGTTCTAGGCTTGCCGTGTATACCAGTCCTCCAAGGGTGCCGTCGGGGTGTACCACGTGCGCCATGCCCATTGTGTTACAGGGGGGACACCCGGTCAGGTTCTTGACCTGCACGAGGTCGCCCGGTTGCAGGTTGTCGGGCGGGTGAATCACCCGATCCATCAAGTGCGCGGCGGTGTAGCGATACCACTTTCCGGCAGTTACGCGTTTCGCCATTGTTTTTCCTACCTCCCGGTAGTATATACCATGATTCTCCCGAATTGTCAACAGGGTTATTCCTCTGCGGCCTCCACGAGGTCAATAATCCATTCGTCTACTACCTCGCGGATTGCCGCCTCCGCTTGTGCGGCGGCCTCCTGGGGGGTACATACCTCCGCGGCCTCCCCGTCTACGGGTGTCCCGTCCAGGGCGAACACGGGGACTGCGCAGGTCAGTTTACATGCCGCACATTCTCCGTTACGGGGTTCTGTGTGTGGGCAGTTACCGTCGGGATAGAGGACGCAAACCCACCCGCGCCCGCCGTTGCGAATCATGCCGAGGTCGCCGCCGTCGGCCTCCAGCACCACCTCCCGCGGGTCCTTCACGTAGTCCCGATACGCGGGACACAAGCGAATCCGCTCCACGTAGTTCTGCCCCGCGTCGGGGTGGCCCCACTCAATTGTTACGCGCATAGTGTCCTACCTCCTTCTTCTTGATTGTCTATAGTCCTGCTGCTGCCCAAATAGACTCTTGGGCGAGGATCGCCAGTGCTTCCGGGATAGTCCGCGGGGCATTCGGCGCGTCCCGGAGGTAGTCGGGGATCACCTCCGTTACAGTCACCTCGCCTCGGAGAAGGGTGACGGCCTTCTTCGCCAAATCACGCGCATAAAGCCGCAGGAGCGCACGATTCTCCAAGTACGCGCGGCCGCAGGCGGCCGCGGTGGCTTGTGTCCACGCTTGCATCTCGTGGGCATTGGGGTACAACCGCGCGGCATACCGCGCAACGTCCCCCCAAGGGTGATAAGGGGCGTACTTCTCAAACCTGTCCATAGTGTTATCCCTCCCACTCTTCCGGGATTGTTCCGTTGGCGAGGTACTGCAAACAGTCCATGCATATATCCAGGTGGATCAGTTTGCCTTCCGGGGTGAATCCGTGGGCCGCGAATCTATCCCCGCCCAACGTGCTTCCGCACAGATCACAGGCGGCCCAGGAAAACCCACCATCCTCTTCTACCTCCCCCCCACTGATACGGTCGCTGAACCTGGCGACCGCGGCGGCGTCCTCAGCGTCCACGCCCCACCTGCGGCAACACGTCGGGCAGTTCGCCCCGATACCGGGGTGTAGCCTTCGAGACCTTCACCGCCCCGTTCTACGGCCTTTTCATACGCTGTTACCATTGTTACCTACCTCCCTTCTGTGTTTGTCCCCTCCCTCCTGCGGCCAGATCACTAGTCGCAGGAGGGAGGTTCCTGTTACTCTTCCCAACACCTCCGCAGGGTTACGCGGTCGCCCGCGACCTCCACCACCTGCCAGAGGGTTCCCGTGTTTTGCGCGGCGTCGCCCGCGAATATCAGCGCGCCTTCGCGCAGATCACGCGGGCTATTGATAGTGTGAGAATCCTCTGCAAGGACCGTATCTGCGGTTAGCAGATCACCATTCGCGAGGGCGTCCTGTACTCTATCCCAATCCGGCCAACACCCGACACCGGGGCCTCCCTCGCGACACGCGCCGAAGTACGTATAGGCCTCTGCGTGCTCTTCTATCAGCGTATATACCTCTTGCAGGTATTCCCACACTCTCTCATCGGCCTGTACGTCGTCGGGGTTTTGGTGGAGCACTGTTACATACGCCGCGGCGTGGTGTTCTACGCGGTCCGCGGCATCTTTGTCTAATTGTCGCAGATACAGGAGCGCCCGCGAAAACCTATCTGTTGCCGGGCAGGGGCGTCCGTGCGCCCACTTCTCCCCGATAGTTACCGGGGCGGGTTCATACGGTGACGGCGGCATCTGTCCTGCCTCCTATTATGTGTTCTCCCATCCCCTCTCCCTGCCGTGTAGATCAGCGCGACCGGGAGAGGGGAGGGTGGCCGGGGGTGTTACTCCAGGGGGAGGCTTCCGACGGCGATCACCTCCTGCGGGTTATGTTTCGGCCCCTTCGTGACAGTGAAGGAACCGTTTGCGCATAGCGTTACCTCCACCGCCCCACCCCACGTCTCTAGGCGGGCGGTGATTCGGCGGTGGCCGCGGCGGGTTACCTCGTGCTTGCTTGCGTCGGCATTCAGCCTTGCGTATAACCTCGCCATAGTGTCCTACCTCCTGTTGGTATTCTACCTATACCACAATTCCCCCGAATTGTCAACAGGGAATTGTGTTACACCCCCTTTTGGTGTTTCCTGTGGAGAATGGCCTGTTCTCGCCGTCGGGTTCATCGGGAATATAGAGGGTATGTTCCGCGGGCCGCCTGTAGCAGTTTTCACAGAGGTGTTCACCCTCGGAGAGGATCACCGCTACAGGTTTCCCTGCGTGCGTTACAATGATATTCCCGTTACCACCATCTACGTAGTCCATTTACCTGGCCTCCTGTTGTGTTACGCGAGGTGCTGTTACCTCCCTGTTACCTCCCCTGCCCGCGACCTCCCCCGGCCTCCTGCCGCAGGTGTCCAGGGGGCCAGGTGCTTGCCTGCTTCTGCGATCATACCAACCTAGCACTTGCTTGCTTCGCGGCAAGGCGCGCGGGCAGGACAATTTAGACACTTCGCAGGATCAGCGGATCACCTGCGAATGTGTGAATCTACACCTCTACTCTATCCCTCCCGGAAGGTGATTGGTGGCGATCACCTTCCGGGAGGGGCCGGCAAGGTTGCCGGCCCGATCCTCTACGCGTTGACGGGCGGGATGTGCGTGAACACTTCGCCGGAGGGATTTACGGACACAACCCATGGCCAAAACCCTTTGCGTCTACACCACCTGGTCGCGGCGCGCAGGAGGGCATCAAACACACACTCCACGTGTTCCCGCGCGGCATCTGGTAGACGGTATACCACGCGGCCGCCATAGGAGAGGGTTCCTTGGCATTCGTCTACCTGCAAGCATTCGTGGAGTTCCTGGGCCACCTGCTGGAGGTATGTTTCTCCCGCCTCCTGCTGCAGGAACACTCCTGGCATGTTCTCCGTGATCCACGCCTCCGCCTCCTGCCACCAATAATCTTCGAGTTCACCGCGTGTCGCGTCGGCGTTGGCAGGGAACAGTTCGCGCAGTTCGGCCTCGTCGGGACACAACACCCAACATTGGCCGAGGTACACGGATTGGATAATGTTTCCGTCCTCCAGCACCATCTGCGCGCGATTCAGTTCCTCGCGCACGGCGTCCGCGTCCAAGTCCAGCAGGTTCCGGGCCGGGACGTCCATACCCACTATCTGTTGCTGTCCTGCTACCATCTGCCTCTACCTCCGTAGATTAGATTCGGGAGGGCGCGTCGCGCCCTCCTGCTAGGGGACTAGGATCGCTAATTCCCTAGCAGGAGAGGAGGGGATTGGTGATCCTAGTCCCTCCCCTCCCGGAGGTAGAGTAGAGGCGCGTATTCCGTTGTCAAGGTGCTACCTCTTCCCTCTCTGTCCCCTCCCGGAGGCAGAGAGGGAAGAGCGCGCGGGGACACCCGCGCGCCCGGCATATCAACGGGACAGGATCGCGCTCCTTTCCGGGAGAAACTCCAGGACGCGAAGCCCGAATGCCCTGGCCACCCTATAGGCATCGGCCCGCCAGGTGGCGGATTCGGGAGGGTTCTTGATCTTCAGCATCACGCGCCCTTCATGCGTGATCGCCTCTACTGTCCAACCTTCGGCGCGTATGGCCCGTTGTAGTATCCCCTGTTCGGCAGGAGTGAGGGTGCGCGCGGCGCGCGCCCGCGCCTCCGCCTCCTCTGCCGCTACAACGGGCGACAACGCCGCGGCCAGGCGCTGTAGCACATAGTCCCCCTTGCTCTCCAGCATCTCCCGCAGATCGCGGCTACCTGCCTCCGGCAGGGCTACATGGTCCTCTTGCGTGGTACAATCCCGTAATATCACCTGGATTGTATGCATGTTCCCTCCGCCTCCAGTTTCTCCCGTAGGCGTTGTATCTGCCTGGCCGCCTCCTGCGGTGTAGCAGGCCAGGGGTTTATAATTCGCGATTGTGTGCCGCGTGTGGCGACAATCCACACGCGGCCGGGATCGCAGTAGCATCTGATTGTATGCAGGTGGATTGTGTTGTCGCCCACCATTATTCTCCCTCCTTTACTTGGTGGCCGCGGCATCTGCCTGCCCGGTCCACATTCTCACACGGGGGAATCACCTCGCGTCCTTCCTGCTCCATGCTGTCCAGCACCTGGCGGGCATAGCGGATTGATACCGCCACATGATAGGTGTGTCTTGCTACCATCTTCCTCTACCTCCATAGAGTGATTCCGGGACACCTATCCCGGTTTAGACTAGCGTCCCCTGGTGTAGGGGTTGATACCAGGATTCAACCCGCAGGTGGTGGCGCCGTGCTAGTCGCCGAATAGACCGGCGCCAATCACGCGCATCGGATTCGACAATGATCGCGGCGTAGAGTCCGTCTACATCTGCCTCCTCTAACCATACCCGGATACCATGCCGAGGGTGTTCGCGGTAGTAGTTCACGATTGCCTGCGCTTTGCTAGTAGTCATTGTTGTGCTCTACCTCCTGATCTACTATCCTTATATACCATATATCGCCGTAACTGTCAACAGGGAATTGTGGCGATCCGGGATAAAAGATCACCAAGGGGGTAGTGGTGAGGGGGAGAGGGGGAGACACCTTCGGGTGTGCCGCGCCATTCGGCGGACCGTTTCGGCGTGTTCAGCATGCCCGAATCTGCCCCTGTCCGAATTGGCGAAAATGCCCCTCTTCCCGGCCGCTAACGGCGGATCATGCGGCCGCGCGGCCAGGTTGATAAGGCCCGTTATCCCTCCGGCCTATGCAGTACACCCCCATGTTTCCGCCTGCCGAGGTAGCAAGGGGTGGGCTATTCTCATACCAATTATCGACACCTCCTACGCACACCCTCCCCAATTTCAACATCTTAGCATGGGTCCCATACTATCTAGATATGACGAAAATGAGAGTGCCAAGGTAATCTTCCCAGTCTGTTCCTTGTCCCCGCGTGCACATCCTGATCTATATTGTATTCTCCCTCCCTAATTTCGACCTCTAGAATGGGTCCCATACTATCCCCAATGTGATGGGAACAGGGAGATAGGTACTTCGAGATTCACAATGGGCACCAAATTGGTATCCCCTCGTAGGATCCCCCTCGACGTAAGTTGTTGTCGCAAGTTCGCCTACAATCCCCCCTCAGTCATTTTTCAGTGATAGAAAATCGCCGTAGGTTGCGGGATCTGCTACCAACTGCACGGGACTATCATTTTCAACCGGGAGTTCCCCCCGGCGATGAAATAAGCTCCTCCTCTGAAACGGGTCCCATTTGGTATAAATATGACGAAAATGGCGGTACTAGGGTACTTAGTCTTTTTACAGCGGGTTCCCCCCGGATCTCCTGTTGTAGTAGGTGGTAGATTCCCCACGCTCCCCCCCCCCCCCCACTACATGGGAATACTATCCTCGGGGGGTAGTTTCACCGTCTCGATGAAACAATTTCGGGTGCGGGGGTGTATATAGGAGGTGAGCGTTGACAATTATGATGAAAATCGAGCCCAACAACATCTATTACCTCGATTGTCACCGGAGGTAGAGGAGGGCGGCTTCCGTATGAAGAAGGTGGTACATCCGGTAAACTTGGGGACGGTGGTGGAGTCCAGTGGGGATATTCGGGCGGACTCGTGGCGGGAGAGGCTGCTCTGTAATCCCCGCGACGGCGGCTGCGGGGGTCTCTGTCCCCCGGGTGCGAATAGGTGCTGGAATTGCGGGGCCGACTTCGGGGAGGTGCTGGGACTTCCCGCGGTAGGTAGCGGGGATGGAGAGGATGGTGAAGACGATGTTTGAGGAACGTATGCTGTATCTTATTCTCCTGGTTTGCACGGGCATCCTCGGGTCCGTGATCAGCTGGGGGTTGGTGCTGTATGAGCGATTGTGCGCTATCCGCGATGAAATTGCCGAGTTGCGGAAGGTGCTGGTACGTGTGGAGGAGGCGGCGCGAGTGGGGAGGATGGGGGAATGAGGGAGGACCTGGCGAAGGCACTATACGAGGCGGCCCCGGAGTATCGTTATGAGCAGTCTGGGGAGGACGCGTGGTCGGAGCACGTTCCCATCCCGTGGGCGGAAGCGTCTCAGCACGCCCGGGACCGTAGTTATGCCCTCGCCCGCGCGGCGAGTAAGTTCTACGGTATCGAGGGTGATCCCGAGGCGGGTTGTGTGCAGCATGTCCGCGAGCTCCTGCGACAGGCAAAGCACAGTCTGCTGGTGATTCATCGAAACAACTGTAAGAGCTGCGGTGCGGGGCCGTATCCAAATTGTCGGGAGCACCCACGTGAGATACTCGGCTGCGCGCTGAGAGACGCGTCCGAGTTTGTCAGCGATGCACTCCACACCCTCGGCGGGGAAGGCGGTCGGAGATCTGATGAAGCCCATTGACCGGGATAAGTTAGCGTCGCGTTTGGAGGCATTGGGCAGGGAGGTGCCGTCCCTACTCGTTGTCATGGCGGCTGCGGCACAGGGGGCTGTACATGAGTGGGTAGAGAATGGCGCTACGCGACAAAGCGACGCTGAGTTGGTGGCTGACTTACGCGAAGCCGCTAGCGCTACGGGATACCTTGCTCGTCGACTGGCGGGGTTGGCCGGTGCCTATAGTCGAAAGCCGAGGAGAAGACATTCGGGAGGATCTCGATGACAACGCGGTTGGGTCAGACGGTGAAGGATCGTATCAGCGGATTCTCCGGTGTGGTAACAGGACGCACGGAGTATCTGTTTGCTAACGTGCGTGTGGAGGTGACGCCTCGTGTCGTTATCGAGGGCGCGCCTGGTAAAGGGCAGTGGTTTGATGAAGAGCGTCTCGAAATAGATGAGAGTGCGGAGTTGGTTAGTCTCCGCCTTGCTTGCTAGAGGAAGAGGGAAAATGACCTACAAGCAGGCTTACCGGAAATCTCTTCGGGCGTACCGCGCCGCGGTGAAGGCGGCGGAGCGGGGGCAGTGGGAGCGCGCGGAGGCCCTCACGAACGGGGAGCAGTGTCCCTTCTGTAAGGTTGCCGGTCCCGGGTTAGTGGAGTCGGGAGATTGCCATGCGACGTGTCCGGCGACGGAGTTGTGCGAGCGCGACTACGTCTGCGATGCTCCGTCGGGGGAGTTGGTGGATGTGGAACCCTACATGATCGCGCGGTATGTCGTGTGCGGTCGTATCACGGCGGAATCGGCGCTCGACGCCCTGCGGCGGGTGTTGGATGATCTGGAGGCCCTGAATGTCTGACCTCCACGCCCTGGTTCTCCGCGTGTTGCTGGCTCTGGGGGGAACTCTCGCGTGCCTGGGGGTGCTGGTCCCCCTTGTTTTCTGGGTGCATTACCGGCCGCTTGGGGATAGAGATCGTCGCAATTCGGCGGCGTGCTTCGTTCTGGGAGTCGTGGTGTTGGCGTTGTGGGCTATTCTCCGGTAGTGGAGGAGCATGAGATGAGCCTTGAGGAGATGGCGAAGGCAATACACCACGCAGATTTCTGTCAAGCATACCGAGGCGCAGAGTTTGAGGATGCCGAGCGTGATTGGAAGACTGCACCCGAACCGATACGCATGAGATATGGCGTGCTTGCCCGCGCGGCCAACAAGTTCTACGGCTTCGAGGGTGAGCCGGAGGAAGGGTGCGTGAGGAAGGCGCGGGAAAGGTTGCAAGCACTAAGTGTTCACTCCACACATACCCAAATGATGAAATGTGTAGAGGAAGCACCCCGCGCCCTCGGCGGGAAGGAGAGCGAATGAAGGGAAAGGGCATAAGAGATTTTGAGCAAACTATTAGGGAGATGGGGTGGGTGTATTGTACCCCGCGTCATACTCAGTGGAACTCCTTCACTCTATGCGAGGAATCTGCTTATCGGAGAACGTGGGTTGATGGGCGACTTACCACTATAGAAGTAAACGTCAGTTCCAGCAGACGGGCAACGGCGAGGAATGAATTGGCACGCGTACTTCGTGGTATTGACGCCAAGGCGGCCCCTGATATTCCGCAATGAAGGAGGAATGATGAAAGAGAATACGGACGTGGAAGGAGGCACATGGGGCCCAGAGGAACTCGCGGCCATGATGCCCGTCAGCAGAGAATGCTATCGCCGCCTAGAGGACGAGCGCGACGCCTGGCGAGCAGACGCGGAGAGGTTGGCGGAGGCATTGCGCGTCTCTACTCGTCGGTCTTGGGACGTGCCGCTTCGCGAGTGTTCCTGTCCGCGTTGCACATCCCTCCTCGCCCACGAATCCCTCTGCGAGAAGTACCCGAAGGAGGATGATAGCGATGCCTAGTTGTTGGTGTGGTGAAGAACTCGTAGTGAAGGGTGCCGAAGATTTCGAGGGTGATGGGGATGCGGCGACTCAGCAGTATGAGTGTCCGAAGCATGGGGCGGCATGTACGGCATTGGGTTTGACGAGTGCCGCGGCGCGTCATGCAGATGTCATAACGAGTTGGATATTCGATATGGGGCAGGCCCTGGAGCATCTTGTCGCCGAGCGGGATCAACTACGCGACCGAATCGACAAGGCACGACGGGCGGCGTTGAAAAGGAGTCTCCGCTGTGAGTGTCACCACTACGACTTGCTGGATGACTGCCCGCGGGAGAACATTTGCGACGTAGGCGCTGTGTGTGTGCTAGGGAGCGGGAAGTTCGCCGTGTCCTTGAGGGAGTGGAGACCGAATGATGATGCACCAACGGTACGAGGATATTCTGTCGCGGATAGCGGAGCCACCATCGTGGTGGGACTTCAACGGCACGCCCCGGTACGGTGAGTTCCACCCCGACGTGTGTCCGGCGCCTTACTACTATCAGGTGGCACTCCTGGCGGTGAAGTGCCCTCATTGTGGGAGGAAGATGCGGGTGCAGGTACGTTGGGGCGGCCCGCTGCTTCCTATTCCCGAGTATGGGCCGCCGCCGTGGCATGAGTGCTCTGGTGAAGGGGATGATTTCCGAGTCGTCAAGACTGTCGCGGTCTTGCAGGTGTGGGAGCGGCGCTCAGGTGAGGGGTGGAGACGATGGGAGGATCTGGAGGACTTAGAATGATCGGTACAGGACTAGCATTTTGGTCTCGAATCTGGAACCCGCGGGCGGAGCCGACGTTCCCGGACATCTATGCACCGCTGGTTGTACTCGTGGGCATGGATCTCCTGGGTGGTGGCGTGGATGGCGATACTCGCGACCGCGTGTTTGGGCAGATGCTGCGACACCCTCAGCATACCTTCCTGGTCGTGACTACTCACGTGGTGGAGTTGCGGCGGGAGTTGGAGTCGTGGTCCCTCGCGAGTTTCATCCACCGCAGTGATGGCCAAGTCCCCGCGTGGGAGAACGTGTGGTTTCTCGTGCGTTGTTCGACGCAGGCGGATGTGAACGAGCGTGTACCTGAGTTGCTGGAGATCGCTCACGGTAATCGAGGCGTGGTATTGGAACCTCTATGGGAGGAAGTGGATCTTACTCCTTATCTTCGGGATCTCCGACAGGTGGTGGCGGGGTGTGGGGACGATGGTGGAGCGAAGTGCGCGTGGTTCCGCTCTATTCAGGAGCAATGCCGCGAGGCAGGCGTTCCCTGCTACGTAAGGCGGGTCTCGGGAGAGGATGGGGAGCCGCGAGTGATCGACTTCCCGCCGGAGCCTGGCGAGTTAGCGTGGATACCATCTACTCGAAGAAAGGAGCCCGTTGATGACTGATACGCGGCCGGTGGTGGTCTGCGACATCGATGGTACGCTGACGAGGCAGGAGTTGTCGTTCCTACGTGGACACCGGCGCCTCGGAGACGCGGTGTGGAAGTTCCTCGTCGCGACGCGGTTGGCGGAGCGGCTACTCCGGCGAGCACTGCCGGACCCGGATGCGCTCGCGTTGTTGCGGGAGTTTCACGAGGCAGGGTGGTATATTCGCTTGGTGACGGCTCGGGAAGCCCGTTTTATGCACCTGACTGTCGAGTGGTTGCGCGAGCATGATGTTCCATATGGTGATTTGTGTATGCGCCCTCCGTGGTTAGACGCTGTGGAGCACAAGGTATCTTGTCTGACTGTGATCCCCAGGGTATCTAGCCGATTGCCGTGTCTGTATTTGGAAGACCAACTTGAGATCGCGGAGGCGGTGCAGGAGCGTCTGGGAGAGCCTGCTCCGTTGATTTTCCATGTAACGAGTTGGCGGCTGCTGAGGCCCGTGCTACGTCGTCTGATGAAGGAGTTGAGTTGATGAGATTCTGGCAGCGGTTGTCGTTGGCATGGGGTAGGTTGTTGTGTCGCCTATTTGGTCACCCGCGGAAGCAAGGCGTTGTCAGGAGTTATTCGTTATCGTATGAGGTACGATGGGCGTGGTGTGAGCGGTGTTGTAGCACCGTTTTCTTCACGGCTAACATGTACCTCTTCACTTGGAAGGAGGGGTCGGGGGAGTGTGGGGTTGAGTGTGCCCATCCGCGACAATGCGGGGATTGTCGGGTGCATAATGGGGAGTGGTGGGGTACTGTCTTTCTTCTCCCGGATTATTATCCGGGGGACGTGGATGCCGAGGCAGATTTGGCACAGGATGGAGTGGTAGAATGAGTAAGACTGACGATCTCTTGCGAGCGTGTCGGTGTGTATTGGCCGAATACGGTTCGGCGATTACCGTCCGACAACTTTATTATCGACTTGTGGCAGGGCTAGTCATTCCGAACTCGCTGCGCTCGTACAAGCGTCTCGTCGCGCATCTGACCCGGTGGCGGAAAAACGGGAAACTTTCCCCTCATGCCTTCACCGATTTGACGCGGATGCCCCAGCACCACGGTGGTTGGTCGGATTTGGGTGATTTCTTGCGAGGGTTGGTGAATGGCTACCGCCGCGATTATTGGGCGGAGCAGGACTCACCTCCAGAGGTATGGTTGGAGAAGCAGGCGCTGGCGACAGTGTTCCTGCCGGTGGTAGACCGCCTCCAAGTGACGTTGCAGATTTGTCGAGGCTATCCTTCGGTGAGCACCTTGGTGGCGGCGAAGGATCGGCGGGTGCGGAATATCCTCTACTTCGGGGATTGGGACCCCTCGGGAGTTGACATCAACCGCTCTATCGAGGAGGAATTGCGGGTAACGTGGGGATGGCGGGTATCGCTGAAGCGGGTAGCGCTGCTCCCCGAGCAGATTGAGCGTCATCAACTTCCTCCGACGCCGCCGAAGGATACTGATAGTCGGACAGCGGGCTTCCTCGCGGCGCACGGTGAGGACACGGTGGAGTTGGATGCTCTGCCACCGGATGTGTTGGAGAAATTGATTGAGGATTCAGTGCGTGAGCATATCACCGATGAGGGTGCTTGGGAGGAAGCCCAGGAGCAGGAGTGCAGGGACCGCCAACGCTTGGTGGAGATTGCTGAGGAGGAAAGTGGATAATGGAGATCGGTACGCTTGTACGACTACTGGATAGGCGTGTGGGGACGGTGGTGTTCCACGGTCTTACCGGCTATGGGATCAAATGGGGTGTCCACCATCCGCCGCTGGAGGACTTCGAGGGGACGAGTGGGGATATGGTCCGGCTACCGGATGATCATCCTGCGAAGTCGCCGGATTGGCCCTGGCATGTGGACGCTATGTTGCGGGACCCCGAATTGACGGAATCGTTGGGGGTGGAGTGCGTGGGGGAAGACTACGAGATCGTGGATGAGGACGACGTGCTATGAGGATTGAATTGCGTCATGGCGGTAAAATATGGCGCGTGGGCGAAGATGTGTTGGAGTTTTTGGGAGATGGGTTCGGAGGATGATGGTCCTGAGTATATCCGCGTGACGCTTCTCCCCCGTCGTCCTCGGATGCCGCTTTGTACTAGATGCCTTAGTAGTTGTGGGGCGCGTTCGCAAATACCTTTACTTTCGGTGAGTAAAGGCGAGGAACTTTACTGGCGGTTGCTTGCTCAGAAGGAGTCAACGATGGAGAAGGTAACAGGTGGAGAGATTGTGCGGGCGGTGGTGATGGATGTTTATGTCCAGGATAATCATCCCCAAGGGCGGGCGCCGGATGTGTTGGTGCCGACGGTGTATGAGGCGGGTTCGCGCGGGGTGCAGATGATCTACTGGCATACTAGCCCGCGAGAGGAGCGGGAACTCAGGGTGGTTTTCGAGGACGTGGTTGTGTGTTTCCAGGCGGCTTATGTGGTGGCGACTCATTTGCGGGTAGTTGGGGGATGAGGGGAAATGAAGCGGAGGGTGGTTGGTCTTCGGTGTGGTGATAAAGGCACAACTTGAACCTACGTGAAAAGAAGACCTTTATGACTAGTCAATTGTGGCTCGGTGATTGCAGGGATCGGCTAAAAAAGATACCCGATTCTTCGATTCAGTTGGTGCTAACTGATCCACCGTATTTCCTTGATGGGTTGGACGCGCGATGGCGCAAGGGTGGTAGGGCTGCACCGCGGGCAACGGGGGTGGTCGGAGGTTTGCCGGTTGGTATGAAGTTTGACCGCAAGCAGGCTGTGGCGTTTCAGGAGTTTATGGAGCCTATTGCTTCGCAGTTATTTCGGGTGTTGGTCCCGGGTGGATATTTCCTTTGTTTTAGCCAGCCTCGCCTCTATCATCGTTTAGCAGTGGCAGCCGAAAACACTGGGTTTGAGATACGAGATCTGCTTGCCTGGCACTATAAGAAGCGTGCGCAGTTCAAAGCGTTCTCGATGACCCACTTTGTCAGGAAGATGGACCTGTCTGAGAAGAAGAAAGAGGAGATACTTGCAGACTTACGGGGTAGGAAGACACCTCAACTTCGTCCTCAGTTCGAGACTATCATGTTGGCTATGAAACCGCGGGAGGGGTCATTTATCGAGAACTGGCTCAGATACCGTGTAGGTCTGATAGACAGTACAAAGACCCTCGATGGTTCGTCTCCCACAACTTTGATGTACGTTGAGAAGCCGACGAAAGAGGCTTACAATACACATCTAACCGTCAAGCCGGTGCGGTTGCTCGCGCACTTGATCGAGTTGTTTACATGCCCCGGGCAGATAGTTTTGGATCCCTTTCTTGGTTCCGGCACTACCGCGGTCGCGGCACAGTTGACGGGGCGTAAGTGTATAGGTATAGAGATATGCCAAGAGTGGTTGGGTGTGGCTCGTCGTCGGTTACATGAGGTGGGGGGTGTTTGTCGCAGCCTTGGGTTGAGGGAGAAGGCGACACACCGTGAGTAGTCTCAAGGAACGCTACGATAAACAAATTGCGCGGATGCGCCGCCATGACCCCGATTACATAGCGGCGGAGTTGGAGTTGGTGATTGAGGCTGGGAATCCGAATACTGCCTCATTGGATGTGTTGCGGGGTGCGCGGACATGTGCGCGGCTTCTAGCCTCTCGAATACGACGGTTGCGTAGGAGGTCGGGAGTGTAACTTTCTAGTTGGCAATCGGTACATGTTGGTAGTGTAGGTATTTCTGGAGGTAGTTATGATGCATCATGCCGCTTCTGATTTCAAATGTATCCCCGTTGCTGGCCCTCCGACTCCAGATGGCAAGGTCTCGGTGTTGGAGATACAATGGGCAGCGGATTCATCGAAGGTGGGGATGGTCTATCGATGCCCCAAAGGTGAATATTGCGTGATTACTCCGCTGGTAACGGATAAGGGCTTGGCGGAGGCAGTCGAGGCGGCGTTGGCAGAACTGGATGAGGCGCCTAGTGGTAGGGCTTGTGGGTGCGAAAAAGGAGGCTGAGATTTATGCCATTGGAAGGACAGCGGGAATTGTATCGTCAATGGGAGTTCGGAGTGGTGATCTGGAGTCCGGGGAACTCGGAAACCCGCCAACCGTGTGAATACTATCTGCGCCTGGTGAATGATAAGTCGGGGGCGTTTTGGGTGGATCGTTGCGACGCTTCCGGTCACCTAGATGCCGTAGTTCTTCTCCCTGCTGGAGTGGTTCCTCCTGAGAAACCTTTCTCCTCACGTCAGCGTCTTGGCGGATGGCTTCAGGAGCATGATGGGCGATGGTTGCTTCCCGACAAGGTGGGGGAGGCGCTGGGGGATGCTGGATGAGGTACTGTTGGTGGGGTTGTTGCGGCTACGAGTGGATGTAACATTTCAGCGAGTCGTCGGTATATAGGGTGTGAGAAAGGAAAGGATTCATCGTGGCTGATAACGACCAGAAGATCTCGGAAGTTCGGTTGGTGACGGACCCCTATCAAATCGGCAAGGATTTGGCTGAGTTGCGGGCGCAGGTGCAGGCTGCCGTGGCGGATATGCAGCAACTCCACCAAGCGGTGATGAAGGCGCTTGAACAGCAGCGTCAGGGGGTGGGGCAGGAGATCGAGAGACTCCTTACTACCCTGGCACGCTTGGGGATTCTGGAGATCGGCGAGGATGGGCAATGCCGTGTGGGGTCGGCAATCAAGCAGCGCAATATCACGGTGGTGGGTGCGGGTGATGTGCGTTGAGATTTCCCGCGCGCCTGGCCGTCCCCCGCGGTCCCCGATGTGGGGGAGTACCCGATGCACTGCTGGTCGTGATACTCCCCCACAGGGGAAACGAGTGCTGAGGTGAGTGCATCCGCTCCGGGATGCAGTCCGGGGGGAGGATAAGCCTGTGGGTGGGATTGTCCTCCCCCGAAGTTTGACAAGTGTATAAGTGGAGATGAGTTGGCAACCGAGGTTGTCGACCTTTCCGCGGAGAAGGTACGCATGGGTGCTCTGCTTGCGAATCTTGTGCTGCTCTCGCTTGTGCAGCTGTTTGCTTGATCTCCAGCACCTTACACGCCTTCTCCGCGGAGAGTTTCTACAAGGGAGGTATCGGTGGCTAGTCTACATTCTCCTCGACATTGTGGGGAGTATATGTACTATATCGCCACTACTTCCACCCAGCGGATTCGGTGGGGGTGCTCCAAATGTGGGGCGGAGGAGGTGGAAACTGCCGAGGAAGCGGAGGATCGCTCTCAACGAGAACGTAAGGAGTTTCGCCGTACTGGTCGTCTCCCGCGATTTTCCCGTGGAATGAAGGAGTATGAGCATGGAGCACCGATTGTGGTGGCGGCGCCTGACTTTGGGTAAGTGGGGCGACATTATCTGTTTCGGATCTGGTTTGTGGCGGGGGTGGCGTTGCTGGACGATGGAGTTCGGTTGCGGCGCCGTGCGGTGGAATGGTGTGTGGTCGCTGTCGGTGTGGTTGGGAGTGGTGCGGGTGGTCGTGACGGTGGTACGTATTCCGCGAGTACAGGAGGTGTCTCATGGCTGATCACGATTATTTGGATGGTGGGTGGAAGAAGGGGAAGTACATCATTACTCACGCTGACGGTTCGGCAGTAGATCCGCGTGCCATCTACTTCGTGCTCCGGTTGGACGAGGACCCCTGCGCTCGGGAGGCGATGCGGGCGTATGCGGATGCGGTGGAGAAAGCGGGAAATCGGGAGTTCGCTGAGGAAATACGGCGGATTCTGACTTGGTTGCGAGCGCCGGAGGCCTTCGAAGCGGATCTGGCACCCTATTGCTATGGGTGTGTGGAGGGGTTTGATTGATGCCGGAATTGACCGGCAGGGTGATACCGGCGCGGTCACATCCGTTGGTTGTGTGCTTGGACGTGGCCACCCATACCGGGTGGGCGGTTTGGGATGGTGAGGTGATTGAATCAGGGGTACAGAGTTTCGCTGTAGGGCGGGACGAGTCGCCGGGAATGCGTTTCTGGCGATTCAATCAATGGTTGCGGAAGACTTTCCCCATCGGTCCGGGGGATCTCGTGCTTTTCGAGGCGGCGCACCATCGTGGTGGCGCCGCCACTGCTGTATGTGTGGGGATGGTCACGCGCGTGATAGAGTGGGCGGCGGAGCGCGGGGCAGACCATGATAGTGTTCCGTCGGGCACCCTGAAGAAGGCGGTGACGGGAAGGGGGAATGCTGGTAAGGCGGAAATGATGGCGGCGGTGTCGGAGCATTATGGGAGGGAGATCGCCGATGATAACGAGGCCGACGCCTTGGGGATCCTCTGGTGGTATCAGCAGGGGATGCCGAGGGGGGAGCGCTGATGCCTCACTTGACTGGTAGGGTGTTGTCAGCACAACGGTCTTCTACTTGGTCTGGTTCCCACGGCGACCTCTGCGATCTGCTTGTCCAACATTGTGAGTCTATGAACAACATGCTGGTGTGGCAGGGGGTAGGCATCGGCAGCCGGTGGTTGGCCCGGGGGCGGATTCCCGTTCCCGATGTCTTCACGATGCGGCGGAGTTATACTCGCCCCGACCTTACAGCGTACGAAGTGAAGGTTTCCGCTGCGGATTTCCGCGGGGATGTTCATCAGGGAAAGTACCGCCGTTATCTGCCGTTGTGTAATCGCCTCTTCTTCGCGTTCCCTACAGGATTGGTCCGTTTGGAGGAAGTCCCGGTCGAGTGTGGGGTGATTCTCTACAATCCCGCGAAGGGTACGTGGACGGTGCGGAAGAGTGCGCAGCGGCGGGAGTGTTCACTTGATCAGTGGGAATGGCAGTCGCTCCTCTTCGCGATAGATGAGCGTCGGAGTGCGGTGCGGGTGCTTCGTGATCGTCTGATTGAGGAGGAAAACGCGAGCTTAGCGGAACGGGCTCGTAAGTTGGGGGTTGATATTGCGCGGAGGCTCGCGCAGGTGGAGGGGGAAGATGAGCGAGATGCCCGGCGGATTATGGACGCCGCTCGGGAACTTCTGGGCCCGGACGTGTATGTCTCGCAGGTGGAGACACTGCTCCGGTCCTTGACAACGTTTGTGAAGCGAAGGGAGTTGGCACTGGAAGCCTTGCGGGCGGTGCGTACCTATGTAGAGGGTGAGGGGACGTTGTGGTCTCGGGAATCGTTGGAGGAGTTGGTGGCGAAGATTCGGCGGATGGAGGCTGAGTAGAATGTCCACACTCCGCGTATTTCCCCTTTGGGGTCGGGATGGTAAACCCGAACATAACCGAGGCCTGACCTATCTCGGTGATTCTCGATGGGAGTTGGCGGCTCCGCGGTCGCAGGATGAGGTTCGTGTGGGGAAGTGGGATGGGATCGGCTCGGCGATTGCGGCATTGCGCTGGAGTGGTTCCCACTTGCGGGTGCGGGTTGAGCGCGTTGCTTGCTGGCTTCCGCGTCGTAAGTGGGCGGATTTCTGGTGGGCGACGCGTGAGACCGCGCAGGTGTGGCCGCTACGGTACGCTCGTTTTCGAGCGAATCAGGTGGGAGCTGGGATCGTGTTGGGCCCGGAGCCTGCTGACCAGCGTATTGTGATGACAATGGGACCCTCAACGAGCCAGGTGGATAGTGGGCGGCAACTGGAGTATCTGGTTTCCTATCAGAACCACGTTGCTCATATTTGTCCCCTAGGGGAGCATTGGCGGGGGCGGACTTTCAGTCTCCCTGCACGGCGGGATGCAGTAACTGAGATTCTGTGGTATTGTGAGGGGTGTGTGGTGGAGATTACCGTACACGAGATGAAGTGAGGTGACTATGGCGGACGCCGAAGTCGATAAACTAGCAGTGTGGGAGAAACTGATCCGGGTTTGGGCCACTCGGTTGCTACGCGACCCGGGTTGGATGATTCGTGTCCGGTGGGGGGATGACTTACCAGCGAAAGTGGACGCGGAGACTGACACTGAGTGGGTCAACTACCGGATGGCGACGGTGACGATCCCCCGCGGCGCGGAGCCCAGTCGGCGAGTTGCTTGCCACGAGGTCGTTCATATCCTGGTGGCGGATCTGACGTGGGCGGGGGTGAGCGTCGCGGAGCGGATTCTGGGAAAGGGGATTGACGCGTCGTTGCGCGTCGGGATTGCCTGGGTGCAGGATGTGGAGGAGCGTGTTGTCGAGGTGCTGACGCGAGCTTTCTTGGCGGCGTATTATACGGATGACCACAGCGCCGCGGGGATGCCGGAGATGGATATGCGGGAGGGGGATGACGAGCGTTTGGTGGTCACGGAGTGATACATGATGGAGAATGGTACGAGGTTGACACAGGCTGACTGGCGACGGGTGCGGCGAGCATTACGCTCGCTTTCGGAATATATCACCGACTGGCGGCAGAGGAAGGGATTCACTACCGGCTGGCATAACTTCCCCGAGAAACTCATGTTGATTGTCACGGAATTGGGGGAGGCGATGGAAGCCTACCGACTCTGGCTGCCTCGTCGAGATGAGGCTGCGCGCCATGCTATCGAGGAGGAACTCGCCGACACGTTGATTCGCCTCCTCGATCTCACGGCAGCGGTTGGGATGGATATGGGCGCGGCGGTGGAGCGGAAAATGGGTGTCAACGAGTGCAGACCTTTGCGACATGGTAAGGGGTGTTGAGTAGCATGGCTACCGATGATTCTCCGCTGTCGGATCTGAATCCTCTGGTTATCGCCCAGGTGACGCAGTCGCTTTGGTATCTGGCGAGGAAGTGGGGCGCGCCGCGGGATGAGTGGGCAGATCTTGTGCAGGCCGGGTGGGTGTCGGCACTTAGTGGGATGGCGTGGTTCGACCCGAGTAAGTCGTCTATCGTGACCTGGTTGGTGAACCGCGGCCGCAGTGGGATGCAGCATTACCTCCGGGATCGGGGACGCCTTATCCGGCGCCCTGCGTGGATTCAGGAGATCATGTCAAAGATTCACCGCTCACAGGAGCGGTTGGCGGATCAGCTCCGCCGACAACCCACCCCGGAGGAAATTGCGGTAGATGTGCAGGCCACCGTATTGGGGAAGCAAATTACGGGGGAGATGGTGGAGCGCCTCTCGCAGATCTGGTACATCTGCACCAATGTCACGAGCCTTGACTTACCACTGGATAGTGGTGAGAGTGGAACCCCCGCTACCTTGCAGGATGTGGTGACTTCGGAGACGGGGGAGCGTTTCGAGGATCGGATTCTTCGTCGCGTGGCGGTGATGGATGGACTGCAACGCCTCCCACCACTTGATCGTGAGTTGGTGTGGGGATACTATGTGGATGAGCAGTCGTATCGGGAGTTGGCTATTGGGTATCGACTCCCGGCTTCTACGGTTGCTGCGCGGATACGCCGGTCGGTGGAGCGGGTGCGGCGTTGGTGTATGGGTGACGATGATCAGACGAAGTATGCAGTAGCGGGAGCGTCGCCATGAAAATCCTCCGTTTCTGGTATACTCACTTGGTTGGGACTCGCCGCCCGGAGGTACAGGGGGCCCTCGGGAGATTTCGGCGGATGTGGCCGCATGTGTTGCAGTTGGTCCCCGAACCGGAAAACTCCCATGATTCCCATGCAGTGCAAGTCCATGCTTGGGTAGGTGATGGGTGGCAGTTTGTCGGCTACCTTCCGAACCGCGCGCTGTGTCATGTTTGCGAGCAGACATTCCCCGATTACGAGTATTCTCATTGTCCGAACTGTGGGGAGGATGCGCGGGATCAGTGGGAGCGGGGGGTGGCGACTCAGGTGTCTGAGTGGCTTCAATATCCGCGAGTATGTGTGCAGGCGGAAGTGTGGCAATTCTACCCCGATAAGGACGAGCAAGTGGGGTTGTATGTGTATATTCGCGTGGTTCCGCGACAGGGAGAACATGCGCCGTGCATAGCTACCAATTCCTCGACGCCGATGGCAGAGATCTCCTGATCGAGTATGGTGTATCGGGGCTTTTTGACGACGCGTTTCCGCTAGGGTTGGTGGACCGCCGTTGGTCTTGGGTGTGGCCGTGGACTGCCGATTTGGTGCGCGCTAATTTGTACCGGCGCTATCTGAGTGGGGCGAGGACTTCGGTGGTGTTGGCGCAGGACGCCCTACGGTGGCTTCAGGGTGCTGTGCGGACGAACTACCGTGCGGCGGAGGCAAAGTGTCAGGCGTTGATGCCCTGGGACCACGAGTCGGCGTCGCGACTTCTGGAAGTACCTATTGAGCGGGTACGGTCTCTCCAGCGGGTGAAATTAGCACTTGACATTTCAGGCTAAATGTGGTATAGATAATGGTGAGTCTAGTGGACTTGGAAAGGAGATGTCGAGACGCGGAGCGCGTAGGTAGCCCCGGTTTCACGGTGATACTCGGACGGGCTGCCAGCGGGAAGCGGACCCTGTTGGTCCGGGGGTTGACGGCGGAAGTGCTATTCAGCGGAGGTACACGCGGACCCTCGGTGGTGTACTTGCGGACGGAGCGGGTGCGGCAATTCCTCCAGGAGTTGCCGGAGGTGTTGTGTCGTGCGTGTGGACGAACGTCGCGGGTGTTGTTGAAACCCGATGCGATGTTGATGGATAAACGGTGCCCACTCTGTGGTGCGAAGCGATTGCAGTGGGCGGCTTAGGAGGCCAGAATGTTTCTGGAAGAGGTAGCACCGAAGGATGTATCGGGGGAGACGTGGTTGGTAGTTGTGGGGAGGCTTAGTCGGAAATGGTTGCCGGTGCAGGATGAAGTTGAGTATCAGGATCTGGAGGAGGCGTTGATCGAGGCGTTGTATGCGTTGATTCTTCCGCGGGTTGATAGTACACGCTCACTTCGGGAACAATGGGGCTACGTGTGGGCGTCGCTGCGGGGCGCGGCGAGTAATTGGGTGCGGGCGATGAGTGTCCATCCCGTTATGGAGTTGCCGGATGAGGATGCGGAGATACGGATGTTGCCGACGGGAGAACGGGGGGCGGTGAGTGCGGGAGTAAATGTGGAGGCCGATGCTGTGGCGCGTTGTTTGTTCGGCGCTGTTTGCTCGCAGTTGCCACGGCACTATCAGGAGATTCTTCAGAGGGCTCTGGTGGGTGAGAGTCTGCGCGGGAAGGAGCGGGTGCGTTTGTGCCGTGCGCGGAAAGCGGCGCGAATGGTATTGCAGACGTTGGATGGTACAGTATTTTGAAAGTAGTGGGTGAGAGGAGGCAGGCCGCGCTGAGACCTCGTGCCAAAGTTCCCCTACGGGAACCAGACGCGACTTCGAGCGCTTCTGTGCGGGGTCGATATGCCCAAGGTGTGGCGGGTAGGACTCGAAGATACCGGACCACAGTGGTATCACCTACTACCTTCGTTCTCAAAGGAGCAGAAGATCATGGTAACCGATGATGCGCCAGCGCCCCCGTTCGGGCTTCGTTGTCCTCGTTGTGAGCGGGGAATCCGTCGGTTTGCGGATCCTTTGCCGAAGTATCTGACGTGTGGGATCTGCGGAGTTCGCTCACGCACGGCGGATTGGCAGAGAATGTCGAAGGGTGAAGTGATCGAGCAGTTGCAGGCGCAGCACGAACAGACGGCTGTGCGGAGTGCGATGAAGAAGTGGGAACGGGAGAATGCGGGAAAGGGAAAACGTGGGTGAGCGCTCGGTGACTAAGCATACCTTTGCGATTACAGGCTCTATCGGTGGTTTGAAGCCCGCTGCTGCGTACGTGGCGTTGGTACGCGAGTTCGAGCGGCGTGGGCTTCGGCGGCGCGTGGTGGCGTATGCGGGGTCGAGTGGTTCGGCGCCGTGGGCGGCATTGGCCGCACGGGGTCTTCCTGCGGCGGATATGGAGCGGGCGTTGTTGGGCATTACTTCTCGTGCGGTGTGGGAGGATTGGAACCGTCGTCGAGTGTACACCGCTCTCTTTCGTAGTTTGTGGAAGCGGAAGTTCCTCCCCGGGTTTACGGGAATCTTGGAGGGGGGCAAGATCCGTGAGTGGGTGCGTAGGCATATAGGGCGTGTCACTTTTGAGGATTTGTCGACGGCATTGTACATTCCCGCTTGGAACATCAACTGCGGAGTCACGACGATGATGGGCCCGCAGTTGACTCCCGAGCCGGTGGAGGTGGCGCAGGCGGTGCGCGCGAGTACGGCGATTCCCTTTGGTTTCCGGCATGAGACTATTGTGGGGGCACAGGCGGGAGTTCGGCGACCATGTGGGTACTGGGACGGTGGGGTTGGGTGCGCGCTCCCGTTGTTGTCGTTGTTGCATGATAATCCACACCCGCGTCCCGCTGACGGCTCGCGGGATAGTGTCTATGCCGATGTGGTGATTGCCCTCGATGCGGCGGATGTGACGAAGCCACCGCAGCGGCAGCCGTGGGTGAGTATCGATGATCTCGGGGCGGTGGAACTTCTGGAGCGGGCGGTGGAGTACGTGGTGGATGTCGGGAATCACTGGGCGATGCGATGGGCTCTCTCCCGCGCCGCTGAGAACCGGGCGCAGTTGTTCGTGTACTCGGTACGGCACGGGGCGAGTATGAGTGATCCCGGGGGTACGATTCCACCGGCTTATGATTTTGCGTGTGAGGACGTGCCGCGGTTCGTGGACCGCGTACTAGACTACGTGTCCCATACATGATGGGGCGGAAGGAGGTCGCTATGCGACTCATGCGATGGTTGTTGCTGACGGTCCTGCTCGTTTGCATGGTGAGCATGACTACGACTCCGGCGACGGCGAGCGTGCTGTCGGAGTTCCTGCTCGATACCCTGGATACGGGTGTCGTGGCGACTGGTGCGGTGGCCGAGGGGGCGAGTTTCCTCGCCGATGCGGTCAAATCCCCTGATGCAGGGAATCTACTGTACGTAACTGGTGACCGAGACACGAATGTGTTATCCGGCGTGCAGGCCGGCTTCGGTAGCTACGACGGCGCCCCTTTCTTGGGAAACATCGGGGTCCTGACCAAGGAACCGGCGAAGGGGCGTCTCGGCATGGGAGTGGGCACTAAAGCAGGAAGCGTTCGGGGTGCTTCGCTGAATATCTACGTGGAGTTCGTCCCCGATGAACTCAGCTCTTACACCCTTGATCCGATCGGCCTGCCGAACTGGGCCGTGGCTGTAGCCGCAGGGGTTTCCGTGCGGTTCTGATGCACACTTGGCCGGGGGCCCGTCGTTTCTGGCGGGCCCTCACACATCTCCTGGAGGAGGTTTGCGATGACGGCGCAGATTCGAGACCGAACGTTGGTAGCCGGGCCCTTCACCATCGACTTCGATGAACTACTGGCGCAGTTGCAGCAGATGCCCCCCGACCGCGTGCTCGCGGTGGCGGCGATGTTGGATGTGGTGTCGGGGTTGGCGGTGCGGAAGGGGCAGGACTACGGCACGGATGGGGACACCTTCTGGAATTACACTGCACAGGCGCGGAGTGAGGGGAGTCCTCCTTGGCACGCCCCGGCGCGGCGGTTGGGGGAGAAGGCAATCCGCCTCCTCAATCTAATCGGACAAGATACTCGCTCGCGGATTCTTGGGAAGGGCGAGGTCTCGCCCGCCAACGAGGATTGGGTGGAGTCGTTGCAGGACATTCTCTGGTTGGCGGCGATTGTGGTGGCGATGCGGCTACGTGAGTCGCAGACGACTGTGGCGGAGGCTGTTCGCCAGAAGGTGGGGAAGGCATACGGCACCGACGAGGTGGTGATCTAGATGTGGGGCATCGTGATCCTGGGCTTTCTCGTTTGGGTGGTATTCCACATCCTCAACGAGCAATCGAAGCGATACAACCTGCCGAGTTCGCAACGACGACAACAGAACACGGACTTTACACAACGTCCGCATTGGCATGATGAGGTGCGTAATGGCTCCCACTACTGGTAAATCGAAGAAGGATCAGGTCCTCGAACTTCTGACGGGCCTGGACCCCATGTACCGCGGTCGCTACGCTGCGGTGGCGCGTAAGGTAGGCGTCAGCCGTTCCTACGTGCAGCAGGTAGTTAGTCGCGCGGGTGGGAGAAAGACTCTGGGACTCCCCGACTATGCTAAGATGGCGCGCCGGCTCCTTCGTTCGGGGTTGACGCTTGACGAGGTGGCGCGGGCTACCGGGTATTCGGTGAGCCATCTGCGGGAACTTCGCCGCCAACTTGGTATTTGGCGGTGTATCTCCTGTAACCGCCCGCGTGAGAAGGGGAAGAAACTCTGTGAGAAGTGTCGGAAGGAGAGGATTCGTGAGTACAACCGACGAAAGGCTGAGCGACGCCGAGCTAGAAGACGATCTGAGCAATCATCGTGAGTTAGTGGAGCGGCTACCGTCTTTGTTTCGGCGGGCACACCAAGTAGGTGTGTGGACTGGAACATGCTACTCCCGCCTGATTGGGTGCGTGCTGGTAACGCGGAAAGCGGCACTTATTGCTGAGGGCTGGAACGGACCGCCTGCGGCGGCGAGTGGTTTGTGCGCTATGGGTTGTCGCTGGCCTCTCAACCGACGCGCCTTCCGCAGTGATCTCTCTGGTTGCCCCGCCATACATGCGGAGGTGCGTACCGTGTGGAAAGCACTGGATGTGGGGGTGTCCCCAGAGACCTTGGCGAGGTCGGTGCTTGTTTGTGACTGTGGGGTGCCGTGTGGGAAGTGCTGTGCCTTTTTGGTGGAGGTCGGCGTTAGGGACATTATTGTCCAGGAGACGCTGGGTGTGGGGTTGTGGTACGACGACCTGTCCCGGGAGTTCGTTCGCTGCGGCGCCTTGCGTGTCTATCAGATTCAGGATGATGGGGCGTTGCGGCGAGTGACTGCCGACGAGGAGTAAGGCTATGTTGACTGGCAAGGGAATGTGGATTTGGAAGATCTCCCAAGCATGTGAGGGAGATGTGGGGGAGATTGTGGCGAAGGCGCAGCGCGCGGGGTTGTCGTATGTGCTGATCAAGGCGGTGGCGACGACGCGGGGGCTACATCGCTACAATTCTCAGCAATTGGGGGACCTAGTTTGGGCACTCCGTGAAGCGGATATTATCCCTATGCTGTGGGGGTATCACACTTGTGAAATGGATGTTCTCGAAGCGGAGTTGGCGGCGTCGGTCATCCATGATTATCACGTGGATTGGTATGTTGTGGATGCGGAAGTTGAGGTGGAGAACCACCCCGAGGATGTGCGGAAGTTTCTCCGCCACTTACGATGTCGGTTGTTGTCGGGAGCGCGGGCGAAGACGCGAATCGGCCTCTCATCGTATTATCTCCCGCATCGGCACGCGAGTGTTCCCTGGCGGGAGTTCGCTCGCCAAGTAGACTTCGTGATGCCGCAGGTGTATTGGTACTCACATGATCCTAAGTGGGCATTGGCGGAGAGTATCCGCCAGTATCGAGACGTTGGTTTCTGGGACGACATTCCTCTGATTCCCACAGGCGCGGCATATTGGGCGGGGATGGGTGCTCCGACGGAGGATAAACAATCGGAGGCGATCAAGAAGTTCGAGGTGTTTCTCCAAGCGTGCGATGATACCAAGCTGTTGGGAGCGAACTTCTGGTCGTGGGATGCTTGTCCTGGCGGGGTGTGGCGGCGGATTCGGGATTGGAGGCCGCGTGCTGATGAGTGATAACATCGTAGTTCCCAAGGGCACGGACGATCATATTTGGGATCTCGCGGAGATGTACGGTAAGCAGGCTCTGGAGATACCTACATTGTACTTGGCGGGGCCGATTAGCCCGCCTGCGGATGCAGCGTGTCGGCGGGCGATTCTCGAACGGAACGTTGCGGCGGCTGTGGCTGCTTTCTTCGAGGTATCTCGTAAGGGTTGGGCGGTGTACTGTCCGCACGTAACGGCCCTGTACGGGGCGGAGTTGGAGTGGTGGGCGGATTACGACCGCGTGCTTCCGGCAGATATTGCGTGGCTGTATCGTTCCGATGCTGTGTTGTTTCTTCCCGGGTGGGGTGATTCCAAGGGATGTCGAATTGAACAGGTGGTAGCACAAGCGAGGTTGAAGCAGATTTACTACCGAGTAGAGGAGGTGCCGGATGCGGCGGAGTTCCAAAGCCACTCTCACGGGGAAGGTTGATCCGACGGCTCCCATAGTCTCGGAGGATGATCTGCGTCTCCCCGATGGTTCGAGTCTTGACTGCCCTGCGGAGTTTCGGGCGGAGATGGCGAGTGCTCTCCGTAATCTTCTTGAGGGCTACCAGAGCTTCCAGCAGGTATCAAACGCTCATTTGTTGCGGATGTTGTTGCAGATGCAGTTGGATGTACTGCGCCTGGATGCGAAGGCGCGCATGGAGGATGCGAAGCCCGTACCGAACTTGAAGGTGAGTTCGGGATTCCGCTCTGAGGCGCGCCGACTCCGCCGGGATCTCCTGGATATGTACGTGAAGATGGGCATCGTTGGATCCTCCGCGGACCGCGAGGATCCGATGCGCTATGTGGAAGCGTTGCGGAAGCGGGTGGGGCGCTTCATGGAAAAGCACGGCTTGGAGCGGGCGTATGCATGCCGAGCGTGTGGGCATATTCAGATGGTTTACGCTTTGATGAGCGTGGAGTACCGACCGGACTGGACGCAGTTTCAGCAGATTCTAGAGCGGCGTGGGATCGACACCGTGTTGGCGGAGACGGTGATAGCCGCCTTGAAGGGGAATGGTATCCCCGCCGAGTGGAAGATCGTCCACACGCCGTGGTCTCATGCTTTCCTCAACCACCCGACTTTCCCGATTTGGAGCACGGCTGTGCGGGAGATGTTGGAGGAGAAGTGCGAGTGTGGGCGCCCGAAGTTGACTTTGGAGGATGCGGCCCGTATCCTCAAGACATCCGTGCCCGGGGTGGATCAAATGTGGCAGGCGTGGCGGCAGGCAGATGGGCTGTCGCCGGTGCCGGAGGATGATGCGCCCGCGGGAGTGGAGGGTGGCGCGGCACAAGTGTTTGGTGATGACGGTGATTAGCGATGCAGTTGGGCAGGTAGAGCGAACCCCTGATTATGAGGATCTAGCATTGTGGGAGATCCTCACGGATCCGGTACTTTTCCAGATGTTCCTCCTCCCCGACCCGGCGTCGACGGCACCGTTGGCGGACTATATCTGGAACGATGACGAGCACGCCCGTGATGTCTGGTACTACCAGTATTACTTCCTCTTGTGGCCGATGGTCCTCTGCGAAGCGGGGCGTGCGATTGGGAAGACGACTGTGGGGTTGCAGGGGGCGACCGCCTTCGATATGATCAACTACCCTAACCAGGAGACGGGGGTTCTCGGCCCGACGGATCAGCACGCTATGCGGGTATACAATGAGGTCGTGGCTCTTCTCCTGGATCACCCCTTCTTCAAGTGGTGGATGCAGGAGGACCCGCGCAAGCCCGGGGTTCGACAATCTAAGCGGGAGATCAAGGCGAAGAACGGCTGGGGGTTGCGGGCGTTGATCCCCGGGCGGGGCGGTATTGGGTACAAGGGGGAGCATCCTCGGAGGGCTCGGGGGGACGAGGTGCAGGACATCCCCGATAAGGGGTGGACGTTCCTCGTCGATCTGATTATCCCCTTCGATCCCAAGGATCGGGATGCGTGTTGGCAATACTACGGGGTCCCCGATGGTAATCGGACGACGAAATACGCGGAAATGTGCCACAACAAAGCAGGGCGTTGGTATCGATGGAAGCGTCGTATTCCGTCCTTCCTCTCCGCGAAGGTAACCCAGGAATCGTTCTTGGGCGTGTTGGAAGAAAACGGGTGTACATATTACCGCACGAAGTCGGGGCGGATTGTCGTCACTCAGTATTCCAATGATGGGAAGCGGAACACTCTCGGGCAATGGGGGGACCCGGTGGCAGCATGTTTCCCCCTGCGAGTGTATGAAGCGTGTACGGTAGAGCCTGAGATTTCAGATTACTCAGTTGTGGAACTCAACCCGCAAGTGGTGGCGCAGACGGGTATCCCCGCGGAGGATTTGTTGCTTCAGTTGTTGATGCAGCAATCGTCACGCCCGACGTTAGCGTATCCGGTAGAGCGAGTATTCGTCGCTGTTGACCCTGGTCCTGCTTTCTGCGCGGTGACGGTGTGGGGTAAGCTCGCGAAGAAACACCCCCATCATACTGCGGAATGGTATCTCCTCCAACGTTTGGACTTCGTGGAGTTGATGGACACGACGTTGTTGACGGTGTTAGTAGATCGGGTAGCGGGATTCTGGGAGGCGGAGTGGATTGGGGCGGATAGTACCAGTCAGTCGGTTTATGTAGCGGATTGGTTGATGAATAAGGATCTCTTCGCGTTTCATGGCCGGCGGCGGTTGCAATTGCGTGGGTTGACGAAGGGGGATGAGATCGCGGAGGAAATCGCTCGCACAAAGGGTTGGGAGGGGCAGGTAGTCATTCCCGTAGATTTCGCGGGGACCATGCCGAGCATGTTCGTCGGCCCGGAGCCGGAGATGGAGAACACGGACATCTTCACTGTGCGGGTGTTGCAGATGCTGATGACGGAGGATAACCCCCGGCTTCTGCTTCCTAGTCAGGGACAAGACCGGGCTCTATTCGCGGAGGTGACGAGCTATCGCGAGACTCTGACAGGTGGGAAGCGTTTCGAGCCTCCACACCCACATATTGTCTCCACATTCAAAGTCTTCGCGGCCATGATTCACTACGCGGAGTTGTTGGATATTCCTCCGATTCGTGGGGGGCAGGTAGGGTATGCGGGGATGCTTCCTCGGGGGACAAACATTCTCCCCTCACTCACTCCTGAGGCGTAATCGTCCGAGAAATTATGTCGTCGAGCCGCCGCCTGTGTTGTCGCAGGTGGCGGTTTTCTATGGAATAGAGACCGCGGAGACTTCTATGGCTCGACGACGAGGACGACGACAACGGCGCTCCCCGCAGAACGCGCCCTTGGGTATGGCGCTCGTCACCATTCCAGGAGGCGGGGATGTTGCGCGGGTGCATACGGGCAAACCGCTCCGCCATCTAGGGGCGGTGATTCAGAGTGAGCAACCTTTTTGGATGCCGACTCTGGGGGGACAAGCTGGTCGGGTGGGGCATACGATTCAGAGTCTGAAGGGGTTGACTCCCTCTCTGCGCGAATTGCTTCTCCCGCCCCCGACTGACCGGAACCGTATCCTTCAGCGGATTTACGCATACGCTCGTGATATCGGGTTGATCAAGCTCTGGGAGCGGCGTATGGCGGATTTCGGCTCCGCGGGGTTCGAGCTGACCTGTGCTAATGAGGAGCAGCAGGAGTTCTGTAATCAGATAGCGGCGGCGCTCAACTTCGACGCCGTGAGCTACCGACTCCATAAGACGCTGGCACTGGCGGAGCAGTGTGTGCTCTGGTGGCGGTACTATGATGCGGGGGAAAAGCGGGATCCCCTCGCCCCCCAGAATGGCACGCTGGTCCCGAAGTGGATTGAGCAGATACCCCCCACGGTTATCACCTTCACGAATACGGGGGCGGTGGCGGTGAAGGCCAACATGTTGGAGCCGTTGGCATCCTTGGCGCGGAAGCGGAACCTGAGTTCGGAGGAGACGGCGTATCTGCGACAATTCCCCCGCGACTTGGTGAAGGCGGCGAGTGCCCGCGGTGCTGAGGCTATCTACCCCCTGGAGAGGCTGAACTCCGACGAGAATAGGAACATTATGGGATACACGGTGATGTCCCACTGGGGGAAGGATGACTGGCAGAAGTGGCCGGTTCCGACGCTCTACGCGGTGTTGTCGGATATTGAATACCTGCTTCTCTGTCAGGATATTGACTACTCCGCGATTCATCGCCTCCGCGCGGGGATCGTCCTCTGGAAAGTCGGTCCGAAGGAGCCACGCCCTGATACCCCGGCGCCGAATGAGCCTGTCCTCAAGGCATTGGAGGAGCGGATTCGCCAGAGTTTGGCGGCGTTGCACCAGGACATTTTCGTCGGCAACGATTTCACTGTGGAGTGGGTTGTGCCACCGAAGGAGCTCTTCTCACCGGAGAAGTATCGGGCGGCATTGGGGCGGGTGATGGATCTCCTCGACATCCCCTCGATCTTCTACCCGCTTGCTCATGGGCAGGAGGATTCGGCTCGGAACATGGCGTTTGCATCGAGCTACATTGCCACGCAGCCGTTTGCTCAGGCGGTGCTGGCGCGGCGGCGGATGATCCAGCGGGTAATTGAGCGATTCTTCTGGATGCTCTGCTACATCAACGGTATTGGGGTTTCGGGTGAACAGAAGAAACCGTCTCGGGTGGAAGTTGAGTACGATCCGAACGTATTGAAGGAGAGCCGCACCGTGCTGGCCGAGGTGATGTTTGCCGCCAAGCAGGGAATTATCAGCAATCGTACAGCGGCGGATGCTCTCGGTAGAAACTACGATGCGGAACTGGTGCGGCGGCAGGAGGAGCTGCGGTTGATGGAGAAGAACCCGCTCCTCATCATGCCCTACTTCGCCCCCAGCAGTGGTCAGTCGCCCGCTGGGGATCCTGGGCGCCCGCGTACGAGTGACAAGCCGGTTGACGACGATGATTCTGTGCAACCGAAGCCGTCTACATCCTCGCTCAGTGGAGAATTAGTGGATGCGGATGTCTCCCGCGATTTCTTCGACGCGGGAATCCGTGAGTTGGACGAGTGGGTAGACCCCGCGGCGGAGGTGGACGCTGTATTGGTGGAGGCGGCGTTGGGGCCGATTATACAAGTCCATGCTGTAGAACAGACTAAGGATTGGATTCACATTCCTGTGGGGAAGGGGCCTTATAAGTCCTATCGGTATGGAAAAACGCGAGCAGGGGGGATCAAGTTCCTCTACGGCATACGCGAGGATGGAAAGAGTGAAGTAGCGACGGTGCTTTTCAAGCGGCCGAAGTGGACGTTGAAGGAAGCCCGTAAGTGGTTGAAAGAGCACAAAAAGTGAGGAGGTGATGTCAATTGCCGGTCAAACTGCCAACACGAGCAACGCTGGCCTTGCCGGTGACTGTAGTTGCTCAGGGAGCGACTACGGGGCTGCCTCCTCTTGAGGAGAGTCCTACTGTTGTCGGCGTCCATGTCCATGTAGCGAAGTTGGGTGAGCGTGCGAGTAAGGGTTGGGTGCTCACTCCCGAGCAGCTTGGTGAAGGGTGGAAATCGATGGCTGGCAGCTTCGTAAATATGGGGCACCAGCCGGGGGAGTTGTACGGCTCGATTCGTGCAGTCGCTCAAGCCGACGGTGCCATCTACGCGGCGTTGGCACTTAGCCGCGCGAAGTTGCAGGCGGAGAACATCGACCCCGCACGTCTGACTACGGATTTCAGCGTCTCCAGTGAGTGGACCTACCAGGTCGACCAGACCTACGTGGAACACAACGGCGAGAAGTTGACGATGGAGGAGGCTGCGGAGCGGGAGCTACTGGCGCTGAATACCATCCCCAGTGGTGGGACGGAGATTATCGCCGCTTCTGCAGACGCGACGATCTACCCGGGAGGCGTGCAGTTCGGTGATATCGCGCTCGTTCCCCTGACGACTTCTCGCCCTGCATTCCCGTCGGCGGCGGTTCTCGCCGCTTCGGCTGCGGATGGTAAGCCTCTCCAATTCTCGGATTCGCTGGAGGCGTTTCTGACCCGGGTACTCTTGGCACTCCGGCAGAAGTTCAGTTGGCGGACCTTCGATGGCTACTGGGAGCGTCCGTGGGTAGTGGCTACCTACGCCGACGCTGTTGTCTTCCAGTTGTCGGAGATCGTGGAGGCCCCCGATGTAATGCGCGTGAATACCTACAAATGCAGCATCGAAGTAGGTGATAACGGCGAGATTACTTTGGGGGACAAGACGCCCGTGGAAGTTGACGAGCAGTATCTCGAAAAGAGCGAGAATGCTCGTGCAGCGTTGGCGAACATGGTGGATGAGGACCCCGCGATGCCCGTGGGTGCGGAGGCGGCGATCCTCGATTTCACGGACATCCTCTACGGTGAGGGTGCCGCACCGAAGGCCAAGTCCGGCGGGCATAAATCCCCGCCTGCCGGATACCCGAAAGAGCGGTCGAAATACGCTGACGGCGCCAACTACATGTATCCCCTGGATACGGAGGAGCATGTACGCGCTGCAATCAGCTACTTCCGCTATGCTGTGAGGGGTCGCCGGGGCCTCCATTACTCGAAAGCGGAGTTGACGTATATGGCGAAGAAGATCGTGCGCGCCGCGGCACGATTCGGCATCTCCGTCAACCCGAAGAGCCTCGTGGGCAAATATGCTGGCGTCAAGACAGGTACATCCAGCGCCAAATTGGACTGGGTTGCTTGTGCCCCCTTCATCGAGGTGTTGTATGGCGAGGGGATGCGGCCTCGACAGTTGGTTGGGACCGCAAGTGCGGATACGGCGTCAGAGGAGTTCTACGGGGACCCCACAAATAAACGCTTCCCCCTACGAGATGCGGAACAAATAAGTGGGTCGCTTGCGGAGTTCAACGTCGCGGTGGCAAGCGGGCAGTCGCCCTACACGCGGCCGGAACTCGTCTTCATTGCGAAGCGTTTGGTGGCAGCGGCCTGGAAGTGTCAAATGAAGGTAGAACCCACTTCCTGGGTGGGTGTCTGTGCAGGCCTTGCTGGTCTGCAAAAGATCAGGAGAGGAGGTGAAGTATGCCAATGAGAGACCTGGAGGATCGGTCGTATACGGCGGCGGAAGTCGCGGCCTTGTTGGATGAGGCTCGCAAGACCGCGTCGGCGACCGTCCAAGAGCAGCTTCGTCAGGACCCCGAGTTCCGCGAGGCGATCCTGGAGGACTGGAAGGAGAAGGAGCTTCCGAAGTTGCTGGCGGAAGCTCGTGCTGAGGAGCGGAAGCGCCTGGAAGAGGAAGCCGCTGCTTTGGCGAGCCTGGACGCCATCAAGCCGCTCACGGATGAGGAGCGGAAGGCTTTCCGGGAGCAGATGGCCGCTGGCGAGTTCGACCTGGAGAAGGAAACCCTTCGCCGGGAAAAGGCGGTCCTGGAGGAGAAGGCTGCGGCTCAAGGTGCGGATCAGGACCAGGAGGCCGGAAAGAAGAAGACTGCACAGGCAGCCTGGACTCCCGCTACCAGCGGGACTCACACCTCCGAGGATGGGGGTGAGGAGCCTGCGACGAATGCGGACGATCCCAATAAGGGGTCGGGAGAGCCGGTGCCGTTGCTCGTCGGCTAACCCGCAGCGAATCTGATTATAAGGAGGTGATACGTTTTGGCCACTACTTATGAAGTAAAGCTTGGTCGGCTGAAGGGTGTGAACCCCGCGGCGGATCAGTTGAGTGTCTTCTCTCTGTCTACGAATGGAACGGTTTATGAAGGATCGTTCGTTTACGTAGACTACTCGGAGACTCTCGACAAGCTGAAGAAGGCAACTGCGGGTTCCACCCCAGTGGAGGCGTTGCTTCTGGAGCGGGTGACTGCCGACGGCCCCTCTTTCCAAGACCGGCTACTCCAAGTCCACAAGAGTGTGAAGAAGTCGGGTCGCCCGGTGGCGCAGATCAACCTGAAGCCGGGGATGGAGATCGAGACCTCGGTGGTCGCTACCAGTGGGACCGGCGCCCTGAGTTCCGGTACTGCTCTGGAGACTGCTCTCTCCGTCATTGATGGGGAGATCGTCGTGAAGCAGGACTCCGGCGACGGCTCGGTGGAGATCGCCCGCCTGAAGGAGAACCGTCTGGGCGACGATGGGTTCGTCATCGTCCACATCACCCACGTGGGTTCCTGAGAGCCTGCTGGGTAAGTCGTAACGACTTGGCTACCAAGTCGATTGTTTGAGGAAAGGAGGTGTTGGGATAAGATGCCTGCGATTTCAGCCGCTCCGATTATCCCGGCCCATTCAAGTCGGGACCAAGTGCAGTCCCTCCTGCGTTCGCCGCGGCGCGTACTCGCCTGTAACCAGGCTTTGTACGAGCGTGCGGTGAAGGCCCTGGAGGCACCCAACAGCCAAGCCTCGCGAGAGCAGCGGATTGAGGAACTCAAGCGAATCTTCGGCGAGTTCCAGACCCAGGGGCGTGGTGCCTTGCCGGACCAGGCTCCCGTCCCCTCGCGGATCCGCCAGCAGATCATCAACCGCATTCACCAGCGGATCACGGCTCAGAGTTGGGCACTCGACTACTGCGACGCGCAGGAGGTCGGGTACGGCGAGCAGCTTGCATACCGGGTACAGGGAGTGAAGCTCCCGAAGGTGTACAAGCTCGCGGAACCCGGTGGAAACTGGGTGGAGATCCATCGGAATCGTGATGGCGTATTCACCTTGGGTGATCCTATCGTCTACACGATCCCCGAGATCTGGATTCCGCGGTGGGACCCGCTGTATCCCGACCGCTACCTGGAGGACATCGCCTACGTGGCCGATGTGGCCGCGATTGCGATGTCCGAGCAGATCGACGCCGACGCGGTGACTGCGGTGACCAACCAGGTCGTGGCTTCGGGAATGCGGTCGAACGCCTTCGACTGGATCTCCAGTCGGGTGGTGTCCGCCAGTGTCCCCGACACAAATGATCTGGACGCATCGGACAACGACAAGATCGACCTCAACTTCTTCAAGACGTTGGGGGGTCATGCACTGAAGCTCAATCGGCGCATCGCTCGCATCGACATCGACCCCGACGGGCTGATGACGATGTGGGATGCCGTCGAGACCGGCTCGAACTTCCCGGCTCTGCCGGAGTCCTTCCGCGCGCAGGTTCTGCGCGATGGGGAAGACGCGTACTTCCAGTTGTTCGGTATTCAGTTCCCGATCCCGAAGCCGAATAACACCATCGACAACACCGGCAGCACCAAGTATGCTTGGGCGCTGTTGGACCCGCCTGCGAAGATGCTGGCACCGCGCGGTGCCGCGTGGCTCTACACGTGGCCGGCGCCGGAGGATCTCGGGCAGTCTGGTCAGGCGTATGTCGTCGATAACTTGCAGTACCTGCGGACGGAGACCCGTGGGCCGCGAGTGTACGATGTATTCGTGCTGATGAAGAACGTTCTCTTCACCAGCGTTGCCTACCAGCAGCCGAACGTGGTGCGTATCAAGTACGCATCCTGACAACTGGGCGGATGACAGACCGCTCCCTACGGGGCCGGGCCGGTCGACCGGCCCGGCCCCGGCTTTGTTGATTGTGGAATATAGGGGGAGGAGACAACGGTGCCTCAATTGATTCAAAAAGGGAATACATCGGTCGGGCTGGAGTTCTTGATGGTGGATTCCACCGACCATCGGACGGGGAAGACCGGACTTTCCCCGACGGTTCTCCTCTGGAAGGAGGACGCATCCGGGTGGGTAAGTGCCGATGGATCCGTGGAGGAAATCGGCTACGGACTCTACCGATTGAATCCTACTGCTGAGGATGTAGATACCCTGGGGACGTTGCTTCTCCACGCGACATCAGCGGGAGCGGACCCCGCGGATGTCACCTTCACCATCGTTTCCTATGACCCCCTCCTCAATCCAGTGAATCAGGCAGACTCATCTGTAGAGGGCAACCTGGTTACGGAGGTTCGCCAGGCGGTCGGCGATTGGGGAGAGTATCAAACCCATATTGTGCCCCGGGGAGTCATTGACGGTGTGAACAAGCGGTTCCAGTCGTCGCTGATGCCGCTAGGCGGGGGAACGAAACTCTTTGATGCTACCGGGAACGAGATCACCTCGGGGTATTCCCTCAACGTGGATACGGGGTTGCTGGTGTATGAGACGGCACCAGCTACGGGATCGGGACACTATTTGGAGGGGAACGTCTACCGTTACCGGACCAGTTACATCCAGTGGGCGATTGGGGCGGCGGCGCGGCACCTCTACGGGGTTTGGGGGGCGGACAAGTACCCGGTGAGTCTGTCCGGTACGGAGTTGACGTTTGCTACCGAGCCGACGGGAATCGACCGTGCTATCCTGGTGCTGATGGCTGCCCGGGAGGTCCTGACTGGCCAGCAAGCATACGCGGCGGCGCAGGGGATGCGTTTGACCGACGGTCTCGGTGCGGTGGATACTACACGGCGGGCGGCGGACTTGCAGCAATTGTTGCGGACGCTACAAGCGAAGTTGTCGCTGTTGGTGCGGGATGCTGGGTATACACTCCCTCGCTTTGCCGCCATCGATTATGCTTCAGATTTTGAGGGTCAGGTGTGGGCGGCTGAGGATGTGGGGAACATCGTATGAGGCCGGTGGACAAGCTTGCTCTGCAACGAGAACGCACCCGCGCTGGTGGGGCTGAAGCTACCTATTTCAAGGTAGAGCAGTACACTGTGAGCGGGTCCCCCTCGGCGGCGGATCCCCTCGGTCAGGGGGTTACGCGCACGACGACTACGCAGATGATCCCTGCTCGCATAGTCTGGGGTGGGCGTACCCACCGACTTACGAGGCCGGATGGCGCAGGTGGGTATATCTTCATCGATGTGGATGCGACACTCATGGACATCCCCGAGATGTACTACGAGATCCTGCGCGATGCGAAGATTGTCCTCGTGCCGCAGTACACGGAGACGGGGGTTCGGGAGATGACGTGCCGGGTCATCGATGTGTTGAAGAGCCCCGCTTCGGGGCTGGTTGCTGTCCGCTGTAGCGTGGATGTTTCCAGACAGGAGTAAGACGATGAAGGCGAATCTACTGAAGCGGTACGAGGAGAAAATTGAGGATCATGCTACGTACCTGATGAAGGTGCTCCTCACGGACCTGGAGCGCGAACTCGCAGCGGATCAACTTGTGGTGACGTTGGTACAGCAGCGATTCATCAACGGGGTGGCGGCAGATGTACGCGCGTGGCTTCAGCGGGAAACTCGACAGTCTCCGCAGAGGCGCCTTTCCCGGGTGGCGGCGGAGACGGTAGCGGGGGCGTTGACGGAGCCGCTCCGAGGCTCGGCATACCGAGTCCTGGGGGCGGCAGTGCGTCGCCGCGCCATGAATCCAACATGGGCTCGCGATGCCAATGAGTACCAGGCGGCGGTAGCGGAGTTGGTGGAGAAGCGTCTCCGCGCTATTGTGGCACGGCATGTGCAGCATCTGACGGAGAATCTGCGGGCGTTGTTGCCGCTGCTCCTCCAAACGGAGTCTCGGGAGGAATGATAGATGCCGCCGCTGGTACAATTTACCCGCCACGGTCGTGATCGTTTCAATCGGGTGCGTGACCGCCTGCGGGTGGCAGCGCGGGCGGCGGCGAGTTTGGCGTTGGGGATGTACCGAGATCCAACTCCTGGCCGAGGTGTCCCCGGATGTTGGACGGCTGCCCGCGCTAAGTCAGTAGCGGGAGGTTTTCGCTGGCCGCCTACGGGGCATCCGACTGAAAGCGACCGGATGTACTTTGCCGACGTGCTGATGCTCCCGGAGATGGGGCGGATTTCCAATACAGGTAGGGTCTGGCGTGCCCTCTATGGTAACCGCGCGGTACTGGATCGGCTGCTCCCGATGTACTACCGCCGCGGGTGGGGGAGCGACAGCCCCCGCTACCAAGATGAGTTGATTCGCCAGGACGGTCCCCCTATCTGGAGAATGGTAGAGTACGGAACATCCCCTCACGAGTATGGTCCCCGACCGGACCGTCAGTGGATGCGCTTTGTGTGGTTCCGTAAGGATTACCAGTTGACATTTGCACAGCGTGTCCGCCACCCTGGTGCCTTCCGCGATCAGGGGGCACTTCAGCGTGTTGGGGGGAGGAACCCGGGGCTGGCGGTGAGTGCGGGAATGTGGCCGCGTCGGCGCCGTTTCCTGGGAATGAATACCGTGGGGCTTATCTCCGTAGAGCCGTGGGGTGCCGCTCCCTTCCGGCGGTCGCAGATGATGGTGCAAACACTGGGGCCGGAGTTGTTCGGACAAGCCCTCGAAATTGTGGGAGGTCTATCTTAGCATGGCTGCTACTGGTGCCGAGGACAATGTGGGGCTCACGGAGGACATCAATCAGAGCCTGGGCTATGCTCTCCAGACGGAGACTGCCCCCGTATACAACCGCACGACGGGAGAGATCGAGTATGTGACGCTCGACGAGGTAATGCCGGGCATCCTCGTGCGGCCTGCGTATACTACTCTGCGGGAGCTCCCCACAATTGATTTGCGGGACGATGCGACGAAGGTGCCCTATCTCACTTGGTTCCCCCGCCAGGCGATGCCAGCCGTCGACACGTTGTACGGCGGTGCTACGAAGGAGCAGAGTTTCTGGGAGATCAACGTCAAGATGGGGGAGCAGAATCTCCTCACGCGTCAACGTATTCAGGATTGGTTGACGGCGTTTCTCACCTCCAAGGGCGCGCTTCCCATCTACTTCTGGTACTCTGTGTCCGGGGACCCGCCGGTGAGCCGCGGCGAGGACGTTATCGCACAGGCATACATTAGCGATGTCATCGTCGTCCCCCACGTGGAGGTATCAGCGGCGCGGGGGACAGAAGATTGGATAGTTGTCAACTTCAGCCTCGAAACCTGGAAAGCGGAGAAGTCAACATGACACCCATTCGCGTAGGGTACGTCGGAGATTGGTACGCACTCGGGACGGGTTTTGCCACCGTAGCACGAAATCTTCTTTCTCGTTTGGCGAGGACGGGTAGATTCGAGATCCGGCAGCTGGCTATCGGCTTCCATCCGGTGCAGGCTGCGGCGACGATGCCTGATAGCGCGGAGAAACTTCGGTGGTTGAATGAGATCACGGTGGCAAAGCACACGTGGGACATCGACTTCAGCCACCCGGGGGGTATCCCATCTTACGAGGTCGTGGGCGAAGACCCCTGGGGACAAGACTGTCTCCACGATTGGATTCGCCGGTTCCAATTTGATGTGGTGATTACCAACGCTGACTTGTGGATGACGGCATGGCTCGTGCGCTCCCGTGCGTTCCAGGATAGCCTGGGCCCGCAGTTCATCTACTACCAACCCATCGACGGCATGGTCGCAGACGGCACCCTCCCCCACCAGATTATCAAGGACGAGGAGGGGAAACTCCACCGCCTGAGTTGGCAGGAGTTGATGTACCGCCAGCATTGGACTGTCCTCTACGGGAAATGGGCGCGAGACCTCTATGCAGGGTGTCTCCCCGAGGATGTGCGGGATGACGCCCTCGCGAGGACCCGCGTGATTCCCCACGGCGTGGACTTCCGCGTCTTCCACCCATATCCGCAGGCACATGCGCGGAAGTCCTTTGGCTTCCCGGAGAAGGTACAGAAGGGGTTCGTCATCGGGATGGTGGCGACGAACCAATCGCGGAAGGACTGGCCCGGTATCGCCCGCGCGGTGGGGGAGTTTATGCGTCGCCACGAAGATGTGTACTTCTTCCCCTGGACGCGCTTCTACCCCGGGAAGTTGGACGGGTGGGATCTGGAGCGGTTGCTGCCGCTTCACATGCCAATCGAGCGCGTGATCCGCTTCCCCGATTTGGAATCCGGGAAGACGATCCCCCACGAGATCCTCAATCACTACTACGCGGCATTGGATGTTCACGTACTCTGGCATCATGGGGAGGGGTGTGGGCTCCCGCATCTGGAGGCGCAATCTGCGGGGATTCCCGCTCTCGCGGTGGACTACGCGGGCATCACCGACTATTTCTCGCACCCGTGGTTGCGGTGCCGGCCGCAATTTGGCGTGACGGGGGTGCGAAATTGCATTGAGCGCCCTCGGGGAGACCGGCGGCAACTACTCCAGAAGCTGGAGCGGTTGTACCAGGATCCCGAGTGGCGTGTCCGCTTAGGTCGTTGTGGAGTTCAGTATGCGCGGAAACATTGGGATTGGGACACCATCGCCGACGACTGGGTTGATCTTATTCTTACCGCCGCGCGAGCAAAGGAGGAACGATGCAAATCGGGGAATGCGAAGACTGTGGGAGAGTGCGGGCTGGGCGGCTCCACGGGGGAGTCTTCCTCTGCACAGATTGCTCCGAGGATTCGGCCCTACAACGACGTCGCACTCACCAAATTGCCAGACGCCGCCGCGATGCTCGACGCGATGCGCCGCGTAACCGAGAGAGGGAGGAGCAGATAGATGAGTCAGCCTATTCGCGTATTGTTGTCGGGATTCCCCGAGGAGGACGCCGTGGCGGTGCGGGTCGAGAGCGCCCTCCGCGCCGCCGGGGTGGACCCTACCGTCGTCACATCCGCCGACTATCTTCCCAGTCGTGATTTCTACACCCGTCATCCAGCGGCGGCGGTCCAGCTCGACAAGCGGGAAATCGCGGAGTGCGATGTGCTCCTCGTTGACTTGGATAATGGAGCTGCTGAGTCGCTGACCCACATGATGTGGGGGTACTTTCTGGAGAAAGGCGTCGTGGGGGTGACGCAGACAACGCCCACGGGAGGCTGGATAACATCCCATTGTGCCGCCGTCCTCCCCGATTTCAATGCAGCACTAAGTTTCCTCGTCGCGTGGCTCCGCGAGCGAAAACCTGTAGAGGAGAAGCCATCGTGAACATCGGCATCGTCGTACCCGTGCTGAACAATTGGTCTGGCTTCGCGCAGTCATTGAGTACCTGGACGAGTAAGCACCACCGCCTCCGTATCTTCGTTGTCGACAACTCGCGGGCGCGGCGGTCAATCGCCGCCAGTTGGAATCTTGGATGCCGCGCGATGTTCGCCGCGGGGGTGGATGCGGTAATCGTTGCCAATGATGACGTACTCTGCCACGAGGAGACCATCGACCGCCTCGTGGCATTCTGGCGTGAGCGCAGACCCTTGGTGGCGACGGCGTACAATGTCCGCGACACAGGGATTTCGATCCCGTCGTTTCTCTGCTCCGACATCCGCCCACCCTACGAGGTACGGGATCGCGAGCCTGATATGTCCTTCTTCATCCTGCCTAAGCGCACGTGGGAGCTCGTGGGGGAGTTTGACGAGAACTTCTTCCCCGGGTACTTCGAGGACAATGACTACTACACCCGCGTGGTGCTCTCCGGGGGTGAGATGCTGCTGACGACAGCGGCGCCGATGTACCACCTGGGAGGCCAGACCCAGTTCCACCCACCTGCCGATATGGGACGGGAGCAGGTAGTGCCCCCCAAGGCTTTCCAGGCCAATCGGTCGTTTTACATCACCAAATGGGGGTGTCAGCCCCACTGGCACCCCGAGGAAATCCGAGCAGCCGCTTGGAAACACCCCTACAACGACCCCAGGCTGTCGTTGCGGGATGTACCACGGCTGCGTCAACCTACGGAATAATATACTGAAAGGAGGTGATGTCTTTTGTCTCTGGTAACAAGAGCGGGGGGAATGTTCACCAAGCAGAAGCGTCTGTGGGTGAACGGCGTCCTCGTTGGCAACGCTGCGGGAGGCTTGGATTTCGAGCCGACTCGAAAGGAGGTCACCCGCGAGGTCTACGGTGATCCATCCGGCGTCCAGATCGTTGCATACGGACCGGGCCCGCAGTCGGTGGACATCATCGAGAACCCGAACATTTCGCTCGTGAACGAGCTGCTGTCTGGGTTCACCACCCGTAATGCGGAGGCGCCCGTCATCGCGCGAGCGGGCACGTCCGTCCCCTACCTGTTCGCTGTGGTGGAGACACTCAACCCGGCATTGACTGGGTATGCAAACGGGAGTACGTACTTGGGCTACTGGGCGGCAACGCTCAGCGGCGCCAAGGGCGATCCTGGGGCCGAGGCGGTGCGAACACTCGCCGGACAGGCTGACGTCCCGATGGAGTGTTTGAGGGGCGCGCAGTTCATGTCCAAGCGCGTGGCATCTCTGTCGAGCAATGGCGCTACTGGGCGTTGGGAAGGCACGTGGGACGATCCGGTCCCGTTGGCGTTGGCCGACCTCTCCGATGTACGCGCGGTCTACCTGGAGATTCAGAACGGCACCGGCCGCGACCGCGAGACGGCGGCGGTGGAGGTAGATGATACCAACGTGCAGTCATCGGGCAGCGGCGGTCTGATCTCGATCGCAGATCAGGACGTGCAGGATGCTGGCTTCAGTGGCACCGTCGATGCCTGGGTGATCTTCGCCCACAATTCCAGCAGCTTGCAGACTCACGACGCACGTTATCCGGCGGACTAAAGTTCCCCCGGCTACACTGAGATTTTGGTCTAGGGGGCAGCATTCCGGTGTTGTCCCCTAGACCCATAAGAAGGAGGCCCATAATGGCTACTCAGGGAGAAGACCCGCGTGCGGGGAAGGTCCCCAACACCCCATACACAAATGGTGCTACGGAGGCGCAGGCAACAGCCTTGACCACTATCGAGGCTTTCGATCCCTCTTTCTCGGACATCATCGAGGAGATCCCCCTGGGACCGAAGCAGGTTTTGCGCCTGCGTCTGGTCGCGTTGCCGGAGACGGTAACGAGCGCCCTCGATGCCACGCGGAGAGTCCTGATTCGTAATCTCCGTACCCAGTTCCTCCAGGAGGCGGAGGATGGGCGGCGCCGGATCCCGATGGAGGATGATTTCCGCGAGATAGAGGCGTCTTATGAACTCTATGCGCGGTTGGAGCTAAAGACCGCGTTCGAGAGACTCTGGCACTTGGCTACCCCCGAGGTACTGGATGACAATGAGGACGCGCCGGAGAAACTACCATTCCCGGAAGGCTACCCGGACGATTGGGCCGACGAGCGTTTGCGGAAGGAAATCCTGCGGCTCCTGTTGGTGGAGATGCTCTTGCAGACGGAGACGCAGGCGATTCGCGAGACGGCGCAGCAGATGCTCATCGCGGACATTGGTCAGACGACACCGGCGGAGGAACTCGACCCCGAAGCGTTGCGGAAGCGCTCGGAGGAGGTCATGCGCAGGGAACTCAACGCTCGGCGGTTGCAGTTGCGGGAAATCGATGAGGAGCTCCTGTGGAAGCGTCTCCGCTTCGCGGGGGCGATGGAACCCGCTATCACTATCGGGTCCGACCGTGCTCTGGCGCTGATCCTCTATGCAGCAGCCCGCGACCTCAACGACCGGAGCCGCTACTTCTTCGACTTGAGCGACGCCGGTATCCACAACGTAGTGGATGCTCTACGCGACCCACAGAAGGCATGGGATGCCATGCTTGCGAAGTTCCGCGGCGACGAGGCGCTACTGATTCGCGTTGCCCGCAGTGTGGCGGGCTTCGCCGGGTTGATCTCACAGGAAATGCGAGATCGAGTACAGAAAGCGGCAGAAAACCCCTTTCGTGCAGAGTCTCTGTTCGCTGGCGAGGAAGCAGGGGAAAATCCCCGGGTGGGAGCAGTACCCGCTGACGGAGGTGCCCGCGCGGACGATGGCATTGGTCAGGAGAGCGTGGTTCCTAAGCGACGTGGCGGAGACACTGCGTCAGACAACATCGATGAAGTTCCCAAGACCACCTCGATGGGTGATCGAGAATTACTTCAATGACTACATGCTGTGGGTAAACCGCAGTAAGGGTGCCGAGGAGGAGAAAGGGCTACAATGCGGCTATTATGAGATTGAATGGGCGGCGTTGCTGGATATTCAGCCGCGCTTCGATCTCTGGGACCGCGTGGAACAACAAGTCTATGGTGAGTGTTTGATGCGCAATGACGTACCGGGGATGAGTGAGTATCTCCGGCGTCGAGAGAGGAGGCTGAAGCTCTCCTAATGTCGGCAGGCGCTGGCGGAGGTCAGTACGATTATGTCCTGAGTATCGGCTTCAGTCCCCAGGATCTGCGACGGGTGGAGCAGACTCTGGGGCAAATTGCGCGCCGCGTACAGCAGACTACGGCCGGGCTTGCTGGGCGGATTGCAGCACAGGCTGCGACCGCGGCTCGTCAGGCACCGCTTCAAGTCCAAGATATTGAGAAGGCGTATCAACGCGCTGCCGTACAGGGGGAGCGTGCTGCCGAACGGCAGCGCCGGGCAGCCGAGCGGGGACAGCGTGCGGCGGACAAACATCGGAAATCTGTCGACGACACCGCTACCGCCTACCAACGCCTCCGTAAGGACATCGACCACGCTATCGGTAAGATCGCCACGTGGGCCATCGCTACAGGTGCCGTCTATGGGGCGCTGAATGGGCTTCGGCAGTCGGTCACGACTATCACCGAGGTAGACTTCGCTCTCACTGGTTTGCGGAAGGTCTATCAAGGCCACGTCGGTGACATTCAGGGGATGGCGGACGCGGCGGTGAACATGGCCGAGCGCTATGGGTCCAGTATATCCGCCGTGATCGATGGGATGCGCGACTGGGCACGACAGGGATATCGGGCTAAGGAGGTCGTGGAACTCACGACCGTCTCCCTCCTGGCGCAGAACATCGCGGAGATGTCCGCCGTCGATGCTACTCGGTATCTGACTGCGGCGCTCAACCAGTTCGATCTCCAAGCTTCAACAGCGATGGCAACCCTTGATGCCTGGAACGAGTTGTCGAACCGCTACGCTGCGACGACCCGCGACATCGCCGAGGGTGTAGCTCGTCTTGGGCGGACGGCTGCTGACGCCGGCCTCTCAATTCAGGAAGCCAGTGCGATGGTGACGGTGTTGATTGAGCGCACGAAGCGCTCCGGGGCACAGATCGGCACCGCCCTGCGGACTCTCTTCACCTATACCTTCCGGGAGAAGAACATCCGCGAGTTGGAGAAGGTGGGGATTTTCATCCGCCGCCAGCACGGGGAAATGCTCGACCTGATGACTGTGCTGACGCAGCTGTCGGCGAAGTGGGTAACGCTCACCGACGTGCAGAAGCAGGCCATCGCGGAGGCATTCGGTGTCCGTCGGGTCACGGAGTTTCGCACGCTGCTGGATTCCCTCCCGGCGATTATCGAGGCGACGACCATCGCCTACGAGAGTCAGGGCTCGGCGCTGAAGGAGAACATCATCTTCCTGGATTCGATTCAGGTGCGCTACGGGCGCCTGAAGGCGGCATTGCAGGGGTTGGCGGTAAGTTCCGAGACGCAATCGACCCTGAAGGGACTGCTGGAGATTCTCCGCAAGTTGGTGCAGGTAATCGACGTAGTGGGGGTGAAGGCTACGGCGTTGGCGGTCCCTCTGGGGATTATGTTGTTCCGTACGAGGGCTCTCACAGTTGCCGTGCGGGCTGCCATGCTCGCGATTGGAGGGGCGCAAGTCGTAGCTACCAGACTCAATGTAAGTTTGGCGGGGACTACCGTAGCGATCACGGGGGTGCGAGCAGCACTCCACAGCCTATACCTGTCTCTGGGCCCAGTTGGGGTTGCTTTGGCAGCCGCAGCCATTGCGTTGGCGGTTTGGAAGACTGCCGACCGCTGGTTCAATCGCGCTGCGTATGAGGCCGAGCGGTTGGCGAAGGCTGTACAGGAAATTGAAGCGACGACGATAGCAGCCAAAGATAGGGAAGCGCAGGCGTACGCAACTCAGATCGAGGGTCTTCGCCGTCGAGCAAATCTCCTCTACGAACTCCGCGACCAGTATAAGGAGGTCTCGGAAGGCGCGGATAAGACGGGGAAGAAGCAGGAGGAGCTACGGCAGATTCTCATTCTCTTGCAGAAGGCCACGAAGGACAGCGCGTTGGCTTTCACGGATTCCTTCGTCCCCGGGGTGGAAGCAGTCGAGCGGGTAGTAGCGCGGGCTGTGCTTCGCATTGGGGAGATGACGGACAAGATGCGCGAGGCGCAGATTCAGGCACTCAAGGGTAAAGAGCAGGAGTTGCGGGGTGTCCTTCAAAAGCAAGAGCGCGCGGTGGAGGCACAGGAGAAAGCAGTAATCAAACGAATTGAAGATGTCAAACGTGCTTTCACTCCGAAATCCGAATGGAGTATACGTCAGTCTCCACTCCCGGATACTATCGAGAAGACGGTGAGGGGGGCACGAGATCTCCTAGATACCTTGGAGAAGGTTGGGGCAGAGAGCTACGGTGCCACCCAAGATTTGGCGAAAGCACTTGGAAAGTTGGATGAGTACGCGGGGAAGACAAAACAAGTCCAGGCTGAAATTGAGATGACGCGCCTGTTGATTCTCGAGCTGGAGCATGAGCAGGCGGGAATCCCCGAACCGACGGAACCAGAGCCTGACCCGTTGGGTAATCTGGGGAAGCGCGTACAAACCTACGACCGCCTGGTACGACGCGCCCTCAATCTCACCCGCGAACTCCGACAGGCGATGGAGCAAGTAGACGCCTCCGTCCTCGGACGGTGGTTCACGCGCATTCAACAGTTTTCCCAACGCTGGGAGGACATGGCCGATCGCAGCCGGGAGGCTGTGGAAGAAATCGACCGCGCAATGGCGACAAAGGGGATCTCCGCGGCGACGAAGGCCGCGCTCGCCGATGCCCGCGCACGTTTGGAGCAGATGCGCACCCTCTTCAAGGAAACTTACCCACTCGCCTACCGGCGCCAGTGGTTCTATGCTATGCAGCAGGCACGGGGTGGTATCGCCGCTATCGAGGCAGAGCGGACTCAGCGTCTCGACGCCCTGCGGATGCAGATGGAGCGCCTCCGCAAGGAAACCGCCGACGCCCAGACTGTGGAGTACATGGCGCGGGTCCAAATCCTGGAGACTCTTCGGATCGAACTAGATTATGTGAAGAAACTCCATGATTATCGCCAGGAGGAAATGCGGCTGGAGCAGCAGATTGCTCAGGCACAGGCAGGTGCTGGGTGGAAGTACGCGATGGATCAATACAGATTCCTCCAGCAGGCTCTGGAGTCCGCCCAAGCACGGCTCCGTGCGGAGATGGACATTGCCCGCAGTATCCCCGGGGTTGGGGGACAAACTGTGTGGGAACTCGTCCAGTCTCTCCGCGGGTCGTCAGATGACTGGCGGGACATCGCCATGCGAGTCCTGGACGCGCAGAAGAACGTGGTGCAAGCGACACAAGCTATCAAGCAATTTCGGGATACGGTACGTGATTTGGTTCTCGATTATCGGGAGTTTCATGCTCTCCAGGTCGATGACTACCAGACCATGCTGAAGATCGCCGACGAGCAGTTTCGGGAGGCACAGCGTGTGGGGGACCTGCGGGCGATGTTGACCGTCCTCCGCGAGCAAGTAAGTCTCCGGGAGCAGCTTCTCCGTCTCCAGCATGACTACAATATGGCTATGATTGACTTCGCTGGGAACGACATTATAGCCCAGGCGGCGGAGCTCCGCCGACGCTACGAGGAAACTGGTAATCTTGCAGAACAATTGCAAATATGGCAGTCCTTGGCGAGAATCCGCCAGGACTATGAGCAGTGGCAACTCAAGGTAGCGGGAGAAATGCGGAGGGCGAATCTCCCCACGGAGTTCGACCGCATTATCGACCGCGTGCAGGAACTCCAGCGCCTGCTCCAGGAGTGGCCGGTAACTACCGAACGCGGACGCCAATACTTCGATGAGTTGCGAGGGTATGCGGAGCGGTTCCTCCAGGAGTGGTATGCGGGGATCGAGCGGATGTCGGACGCTTTCGCCGACGCGATCACACAAGCATTCCGCGGTGAGGGCGACATCTGGCAGGCGGTACACCAGATGTTCGCCGACATCACCAAGGAGTGGGTGCAACGCATTGTCCGCGAGAACATGGGGACCTTCTTCGAGGAGTTGATGGCGGCGCGGGAGCGCGCGGCCGGCCGCGAGTCTGGGAAGGCACTCGCTGCCCAGATTGGTATTGGGCAGTACGCTCTTCCTCAGTTGGAGAAGTTGCCAAATATCGCCGCGGGATTCGAGCGCGTGCAGGCGGCTTTGGCCGACCTGGGTCCTCGTATTGCGATGATGGATACTCAGATACGCCGCGAGCTCTCCTCGCGGGAGCGCGAGTTGGTCATGCGCGAGAAACTCATCACTGCTTTGGGGGCGTTGACGCAGGCATTCCAAAGCGCCGCCACGACTTTCAGCGGCGGAGGTATTGTCCCCGGAGTCGGCGGTGCCGTCATGGTCACGCCTCCAGCGACCGCAGGCGGGCAGATAACTTCTCTACCTACTGTTGTAGGTCCCCTAGCGGGGTTGGCGGTACAAAGTATATCCCGCCTAGGGCGGGCGGTGGCGGAGAATACTATAGCGACGGTGCAGAACACTGCCGAGACGCGGAAGGCAACTACCGCCGCTACAGCGGAGGGTGCCCCTGCTGTGGGGGCTCCGGCGACTTCAAAGCGGGGGTTTTTCCAGACGAAGGCGGGGAAGGCTGTCATTTCCGGCCTGGGTGTCTACAGCGCCTACCAAGCGGGGGATCCACTGACGGGTGCCCTCGCTGGGTACAGCTTGGGGACTCTCGCTGGAGCAAGTTTGGGACCTGTTGGTGCGGCTGTAGGCTTTTTCGCGGGTTTGGCTGGAAAGAAGAAGCAAAAGAAGGATACCCAGCAGTTGCCACCGAAGCAGTATGAGCGTATCTGGACGCCGCCGGATGTCATGTGGCCGGTATCTCCTCTTTACGGAGCTCTCGGCTACGCTGGATTCGCACGGGGCCCCTATGGTCCTGCATGGGGTGCTGGAGCGGAGATTACCCCCTATGAATACACCCCGACCACGACTACTTGGCAGCCTATGAGTCGTTGGCATAGATTCTCTGGGGAGGGGCGGACGGCACCTGTCATCGGGAGTCTGAACATCGTCGTCCAGGGGACGGGGTACACACATACGGATGCGCGCCGCCTCTCGAATCTGGTACATTGGGAATTGACACGTCGTCTCGAAGTTGAGACGGCTTCGGGGAGGAAAATCGGCAATGTTGGCTAAGGGTTCCAATCGCTACCCGGGGAGAATTGCACCCACGTGCTTCGCGGATTTCGCCTCGCTGACCCGCGACCGCTATCTCCTGCCTGTCAACCCAAGCCAGATTTCGGGGACGGCGCAGTCTACCTCCGAGTACGTACAGATGCAAAGTGGATTCGGGAAACTTATCACCCCCGCACGTCATCTCTACATGGCCACCGCGTGGTCGGCGCGGCGTATACAGAGGATTCTCTGGGACATTGAGTTCCCCGAAGTACTCGATGCGGAGTTCGTCCGACGCCTGCGTCTCTACCAAGACCAGGGGAAGAACATCGGCATCTACATCCCCCCCGCTTCGGCGGAGCCTTATGGGGGCTCAATGCGGAGGAGGGATCGCGACCCGTTGTGGACGGACGGCAACGGCTATTATTACACGGCTGTGTGGCCCTTCGTGGAGCAATCGCTGGTCCTCTATGACCGCAACGGCACCGTCATCTACCAGTATGGTGGGCGGACGGGGACTACGGATACCTTCAATGTGACGGTTGACGCCAGTGAGGGGCGTGTGTACTTCCCCTCCACACTACCGGAGCTGGGGGAGGTGTACGCGGAGTACGAGCATCTCATCTACGGTCGCCTGATGGAGTTCCCGATGGAACCCTTCCCCTGGGGGGAGCACCCGCGCTTCCCCGCTCGGTTGACGATTCAGGAGGTGGCGTTTCCGACGGTCACGCGCGCTTACCGGCTTCACCTGGGGGGAACGGCGCCGACTGGTATCACCGCGGCTGACATCGACCCATCCTCGCCGGAGGCGGGGCAGACTGCCTATGGGCAGACTACGCCGGTGCTGGGGGGTCTGACGAGCACACTCCCCGGGCAGTATATCCCCAGCCAGAGCGTTACCGGCGACGGCTCCACACACTACGACCCCTGGGGGTCCTACGTTAGCTATCCTCTAGCGGAGCAGATTCTCCCCCGTGGTACTACCTGCGACGTGGGTGGCTGCGAGGATGCGCTGGCGACACAGGGCTTGACTCTCTGTGCCTTCGTTTACATCTGGCGCCCGGGTGTGGGACGGGTAGCGACTCTCTCCTCCGCGAATTATGACAGCACAACGCTTCTCGAAGGTAGCCCGCAGGACTCCGCGGGCACAGAGTACATCTGGGCGGAGGCGAACGGGGCCGCGCTCGCAGACGACATCCATATCCAGGAGGGAGACCGCATCGTCGTGGAGTTGTGGGGGAAGTACGATCACAGCGGTGCAGCGACGTTGAACTTCGCTGGCGGGGAAAAGGACGAACAGTACACGAAGGGAGATGTCATCGCCGCGGGCAACTACGCTCTCTGGGTACAATTTGAGAACCTGTTGTACTTGTTGGAGGAGTAGAGCATGGCGAGTGCTACCCAGGAACGAATTAGACGAATACTCCAGCAACCGGAGCTGCAATATCTAGTACGGTTCCGCCTCATATCGCTGACGTGGGATACCAACTTCGCGAACCACCCCAGCTATGTGCAGCCGACGAAGGGCGCGGAGACGGACATCACCTCCTACGTCCAGGATTGGCGGGTGGAGAAACGCATCCGCCAGCTCTGTGCTACGCTCTCTCTGACACTCCGTGCCGACATGGACGATGCCACCCTACGGAGTTTCCAAATCAGCGATATGATTCAGGTCTGGGTAGACATCGCGGGTGGGGGAGAGTCGGAGAGCCTCCAACTGGGCACGTTTCTGATTGACAAAGTGGAGCCCAATGAGGACCCCGCTGCCCCCGGGACGTGGTTGGTGGAGTGTCGTGATGTGATGAAGCTCCTCCAACGGCGCCGCTACTTTGGCAACTTGGAGCCGGACAAGATAGAGGAGCCCGGTGGGGGTGCATGGGTGGAGTTGGTGCGTGTAGACCCCCAGGGTGTAGACTACTATGATTTCTATGATGGGACCGACCCAGTTGACCACACTGTCAACTGGGCGACGCTACCGAAGCCGCTCTTCCGCGTGAAGGAGGATCCGACGAAGTTCGTCGTCCCCGACGATGAGAATATGCGCGTCCTCTTCGGGGACGGGATTGTTCGCATCGGAAAGCGGTGGTTCCACGACATGGTGGGGACGAACAACCACCTGGAGGTACAATACTACCGCTGGGCAATGTGGGAGGATCTGTGGACTGATCCGACTCTACGTATGAACACTCCGCGGGACATCATATTGGACATGGCTTACTGGGCGGGGTTCCGCGGCAGCGACGATGGCGGCGACGCGAACAAGATCTGCTACATCTCCCCCAATATCGAGGATGCTACACACCCGGAACCCGCCGATCTCGCATTTGACGGCGGGGGCACCGACCGCACCGCGGATGCTGCGGGTCAGGGTAGTGGGATCCAACTCCGGGAGGGCGATTATCTCTACGTGGGGTTGCGGACGCGACGTTTCCCCGCTTTGCATTGGTATCTATCTTCGCCGTCCGAACATGCAGCCACGACCACGGCGGCGAAGGTCTACTACTGGGATGGCGCCGCCTGGGTGGAGATCACCCCCGATTTTGATGGGACGCAGGATCTCCATCAAAGTGGGGTCTGGTCCTGGATGGATCAGGATCTCTCAGCGTGGGCGCGGGGACGCTATACGGCAACGGTGCCGGAAGCGTACTGGTTGCGGGTGGAGATCGTCTCGGGCACGGGAGCGGACTTGACTGCATCCCACATTCTCCCCGGGCATCCTATCCAATGCGGCCCAATCAGAATCAGTAGCGCTGACGACCAGACTCCAGCGGAGGTACTGGAGCAACATGTACGCCCCATCACGCCCCCCAATTATCGATGGCGGGCGACAGCAGATGGCGCACTGGAAGCCCGCCACGACATCCTCCAGGTCGGACTTCCTGATTTCACTATCGCGGATGAAACGCGGTTGACCGTGACGCCCACCGTCCCCCACGACGATGACATCAAGACCCTGATTCAGTATCGGGGACAGGCTCGGAGTCGTTTCAACGCTGCGTTGGCGGCGAACGGCGGTGCCTTCCTCAACCTCGATGACCCCGATGAAGAAAATCAGACGTACGCGTGGTTGGGGGACGGGGACGCATCCACAGTGCGGGATCTTGGTTCGGTGCTGGCGTCGGGGGTGACCCTGCCGAAGCAGCTGTTCGTCATCGATTTGACAGGTAGTCGGCAGCGGTGTGTCGTCAACGAGTTTGAACCGAAGCAACAGTTAGCATACAACGGTATCACGATTACGCCGGGGACAGCGGGGGTAACGTGGTCGGATGACGATTACGGCAACGCAGTGACCGATGGTTCCGATTCCACAAGTGAGGATATCTATTATTACGGTCACTATCCTTGGCAACAGGGTGACTACGTATCGTTTTCAACGCCGAGGAAAGTAAACCGCATTGATGTGCGCGTGTCAGATCTCGTCTACAATTTCGTCGTTGAGATAAAGTCAAGTGCTAATCAATTACTGTGGACCGCTGTCGCGACTGGGACAAACTACACTAGTACACCACAGACAATCTCCTTCACCAATTTGAACCTGACAGTACAGAAGCTGCGGATCCGAAACTCAAGTCCGGCTACCTCATACCCACAGAGCGGTGGTCGACTTTATCAACTGGATCTCTACGAACTCAGTGAGTCTGAGCCCGCGGGGACCTTCACCGCCAGCGGCGGTTCTGGAGACCCCGCCGATTTAGGGGATGATGACTACACGACGGGGATGACGTTCACGAAGGTGCAGGAGGGCTTCGAAATCTCCTACGCGTCCGGGCAGTCGATTGATAACATCTACATGCATTGCCTGATGCACGGGGAGGGGCTCATCGAGTGGCAGGCTTACGGAGGGACTGCGTGGGAGCCGCTGATATACGTGGGCCCGGGCCCCCTCGGTCTCCGCCGTTATGGTGAGCTGGGGTTGACGAATGTGGGGAAGATTCGCTTCCGCGTGACGAAGATCTACCCGCGGTTGGAGTTGTCGGCGATTGATGTCTACACGACGACCGCGCAAGTTCAGGATTCGCAGGTATCAGCGCGGTTCCGTATTGAGTACACAACCGTGGACGACCCCACGTGGCGGATTCTCTGCGACGAGACAGACGGAGTAGCCTTCGGACGCCCGAAGTGGTCTGTAGATAAGAGTGCCTTCGGGGAGGAACTCTATGCTGACCGCTTGCGGTTTACACTACTTTCCTGGGGAAAGACCGCTACGGGTATAACAACGGCACCGCTAGCGGAGATCAAAGTCTGGATGGGGGATACATTATGGGGGAAAGCCGTCCTCGGGCAGACGGCACCCTACGACAGTGCTGAATACCAAGCATTACAAGCCCGCCTAGGATGGAAAAGTTGGTTGTCGCCAGTGGATCTCACTGCGATAACACAGGAGATGGTGGACTACCGCGCCCTCACCGTCCTCCACGAGTTCCTGCGTCTATCGGCGAAAGTACACGTCACCGACCTGAGACCGGATGTGGATTTGGGGCAGACAGTGTATCTTCCCACTCACGTGCAGAACATGTACGGCCTAGACTATAACTACTACCTAGTCAACGACATCGCCATGCACGGTGGAAGTGGGGAATCTATTCGTGTGGAGATCATTTTGCTACCATGAGGCGCACACTCTACCCGAAAACACTTCGTGATGTACTCGGTGGCGGTAAGGACACCACCACGAGTATCGCCGCGGGCGGGCAGTTGGGCTTTGTTCCTCAGGAGGAGACTACCATCCCCATCTCGGAGTTGGGGTTGCACAATACCCTCCCTGATCTCCAAGGCGGGGCAACCGATGAATACTACCATCTCAGTGCGGAAACTTACGGATACCTCACGTCCCCCGATGCTCAGTTGGCGGAACTCCTCACAACGGGCTCCCCCAGGTTTGAGGCTGTGTGGCTAGGGGGAGACCCTGTTGATGAACTCCAAGCTACCACCAAGGGATATGTGGACAGGGCGGTTACATCGCTCGGCGCGGCATACTTCGCATATAACGACGCCTCTGGCGTCTCCGACTACAAACGATGCGAACTCATACCCTCCAGCGGCGGCACGCAGAGCGTGTCAAAGGCCAGCCTGTCGGATGGCGACTACATCCAGGGTTGGATTTCGGAGGCCGACACAACCCCGCCGGTACTCCTTGCTGGTGTGTATGACTTTACGATGTACGCGCAGAAGACTGGGGGCACCAAGACCCTTCAGATATACTGGGAGTTGTACGAACGGAAGTCGGATGATTCGGAGGTGCTGATTGCTACCTCAGCTGACTCCGATGAGGTTGGGGGGAGCATCACCAAGTTTGCTCCGCCGATAGTGCTGACCGATGACTACTACCCCGATACAGGAAGCCGGGTTGTCGGCAAGATTCGGGCGCGGGTAAGCGGTTCGGGTAACGCTCCGAGCATCACGCTCTATTACGAGGGAGACTATGACTCCAGGTGGGAGATTCCCGCGTCGAGTGAAGTCCTGCGATACTTGTTTGTCCCCTACGAGAATGCGGTCAGCGATGTAGACCTTGGCGCCTATGGGTTGACCGCACAGGATATTACGGTAACCGGCCTCACGCAGGGGAGCGTACCGTTCATAGGTTCGGGCGGGCTTCTATCCGAGGATAACGACAACCTCTACTGGGACAACACCAACAAGCGGCTCGGAATCGGGACGGACAGCCCTGCGACAAACCTGCATATCTACGGAACAGGCCGAAGGGAAGCGCGGGTGGAGACCACGGGAGCCACCAGCGATGCCATTCTAAGCCTGGGCACGGACAACGCAACGCGGGCCGCATACCTCATCGTCTACGGTTCCAGCCACGCTAGCGCAAACGACTTCGCCATGAAGAACGCGTATGGCGATATTGCGTGGTTCACTGATACTGGAGGCTCACCCTCCGAGAGAATGCGCCTGAGCGGGTACACGCTGACACTCGGCACCTACTCGGCGACCGATGTTACTATCTGGTTGCGGACCCAGACCGGCACGCAAGACTCGATGATAAAGCATCGGGAACTCAGTGATAACTACGGATTCACCGTCGGATATGACGGTGGATTGAACCAATACATCTGGCGTCGGCACAACAACAGCGAGGCGGGTTCAATCGTGATGAAGTTGTACCGCGACAAGGACCTGCTCAACCTCACGCCGGGGACGGACGCGCCGAGTAGCGAGGGCGACTTGGGGATGGCCTCAGATGACAACAATTTCCAAGGCTACATCGGGGGCACCAACGGCAACTTCGTCAGAACCTTGTACCAACAGACTAGTGTTCAGACTGAGGACACGAAGAGCGGCGGTTCATTTGCGGAGGTGGCATTCGCTAGCGGTTCCTGGAGCATCCCGACTGATTTGTGGGCGGTTGGCAAGAGGTTCCGTGTAGTGGCGCGCGGCATCTCCTATGCCCCCTGTGGGGCAGCAACCGGCGGTGATATTATCATTCGTCTAAAGGTCGCGGGCGTCGAGGTGGCGCGGATGTCTTGGACGGTGGAGACGAACGGCACCGCGCGATACCAAGGGTGGGAACTGGAGGGTTTGGCGACCTGTCGGGCAACGGGCGTGAGTGGGAATATGCAGGCCTGGGGGAAGATGTGGAAACCTGGCTACCACACTAGCGACCCTACAAGTGGAGAGCAGAAGTCCCTGGTGGATACTTCGGGCATCAACGCTCCTGACATTCAGATGAAAGTCTTTTCGGGGAATCAGTCTGTGGATACTACCGCGGCGCAGACGATACAGTGCACGGTTGAGCATGTGTCGCCAGTGGGCGGAACGGCATATTCGCAACTACGTGATTTCGTAATACAGGAGGTAGTCTGAATTGTTCAAAACCCGAATGCACGCACGGCTATATGCGCTACGAAGAATTGTGGGAAATGACAGCCAGGTAATCCCACTTCTGCGCGACATGCAGAAGGAATACCCGCGGGCTTTCGCGTGGCTGATGAACCGGCTCGACGCGAAGGTATCGGCGATTCGTGAGGAACGGTTGGCGGAAGTGCCGCCGCCCTTGACCGAGTTGCCCGAAGGCAAACTTGAAACGCGGTTGATGCCGGAGATAGAGGAGGTGCCCCTGTGAGCGAGAAGAAATTGGGGGTAAGATAATGCGATTCGTTGATCTGCGAAAAATCGAAGCATCTTTCGACCGTTTTGTTCGCCAAATTGGTCCGACTGGGCAGGCGACCATCCGCCAACTACGATTCACTCTCATGCGGTTGCAGACTGTGTTGGAAGCAGTACGTGTACGTAAGACCCAAGACCGCGTGGACCGCCTCTTGGAAGCGTGGACCCATGCTGGGGAGGAGGTAGCCCGCCGAGGCCGCTCCCGCCACCGTATTCGGATAGAAACCCCCTCCGGGGGTATCTGGCATATCACCGTGGAGCACGATGCGGAACATATAGAGAAGGAGGATGACTGAAAATCATGGAGGAGAAGATGTTGCTGGACACAGTGCGCGTCATCGCCTTGGATACCCCCATCACCGGCTTTGGAGGGGATCCACTTATCGATGACCGTAAGCAAATAGTCACGTTGGGGGATGTGCTACTACGCTTAGTGGGTGCTATGCACCCACAAAGTAGTAGTGAAGCGATCCTAGCCTACCGCCTCTGCGAACATCTTCGTCGAGCACAAAAGGCGGGAAGGCCCTTCCGCGCGACGGAATCGGCGGTCAATCTATTGCGTGTGGCCACGAGGCAGAATGCTCTACAGTACGTCGGGATCGTATTGGGTCAGATATGGGAGGCGCTCGGTACAGGAGAATCTACACCCGTACCGGAGGTGGAGGCTCCCCCTGACTCGGACTGAAAGGAGGTATCGTATGGACTGTACGCCGGAAGACGTAGTTCGCTTCGCGGGTAAGATGTTCTCGTGGTCCTGGTGGAAGTACGCGGGCGCGGCTGTTGTCGCGGCCTGTGTCAACTTCATTCTGGGCGCCCCCGCGGGGTGGGTAAATCTGCTGGAGACTCTGCTGGTGTTCCTCGTATTGGATTTCGTGCTGGGAATATGGGCGTCGATGGCGGTATTCAAGCACCGTATCTCCAGTGCGGGAGTCCAGCGCACGCTCACCAAAGTGGGGCTCTACGGTGCTGTATTCATCGTCGGTGCCTGCGTGGACCGCTTGTTTCACATGTCGTACATTCTCTCCCTCTTTGTATTGGGACTGGCAGTCCTTCGTGAGGGAGCATCTATCGGCGAGAATACCCGCGCGCTCTGGGAATACTACTACCCGGATACCCCGTTCCCGTTCGAGCGCGTGTTCGCCAAATTGCAGGATTTCCAATCGTGTCTGCCTGACATTGAGAATCTCCGCCCGCGACGGCGTTGAGTCCCCCGCTACCGATACCTCCTGACACTGATATGAGAACCCCCTCCTGGATATA